CATTTCATTTAGAGCATACTTTCCAGATCGGTCAAGATCAATTTTGTGAGGGTGTTCATTTCGGTGTCATGGTCACCGCCCGAGTGTAGGTACGCCCGGCAGTATGTGTTTTGCAATCCCAATACTGTCCAGCCCTTCCCGAGAATGTAAACCTGTATATCGCCGCATGAGTGTGTTGATCTATAGAGAGTGCAGAACATATGAGCCGCCATTTGTGCGGCCATTAGCATCCCGTGAGGTGTGGTTGGGTAAGTCCATTCTACGGACGGGTACGGATCGCTTGGCAAGTCAGCCGAAACATCCTCGTATCCCTCCATGACACTCTGAGGGAACACGAAGCGGAGATTGGCTAGGTTGTGTGTATATTTACTCATACATATATCATACCCCATAGACCGCCCCGTGTCAACCCCTATCCGGCGAGGGCCCAGTTTACATCCGATGCACCGCCTGAGACCAGAAGGGGCACTGGGAGAGTGAAGTCCTCGATACGGCACATAATGCTATCAATGGCCCGTTCCACCTCCAGAGAGAGGATCGCTTCCCGAGGGCCCGTAAAGAGGAGTTCATCGTGGACCAACAGCAACGGGCGCACACTCACCGACCGCAAGAACGGATCACGGCAGCACGCAATGAAGCGGTCCTTGATGATGTCCGCCGCCGTGCCCTGAATGGTGGAGTTGAACGCCTTGCGGGTTTCGTCGTGGAAGGCATCTCCTTGGTGACCTTCCCGATATTTCCAGTAGCGGAGCGCACGCCGCCGCCCGAACATGGTATCAATATACCCATACTCACCATCAACATACCCCGCCCGGGTGCGGGCGAGTTTCTTGGCGTAGTCTGAGCATTTTTTGATCTCGGGGAACATTCTTTGGTAGGTGTCGTAAACCATCTTCGCACGCTCGGCGGCATCCTCGCCACGCATCGAGCGGGCGAGTTGTTTCAGCAAACCCTCCTCGCCCATGCCGAATGAGATTCCGAAGTTCACACCCTTTGCCTCGGGTGATCGATTGATTTGGCAAAGGTCGGCAACGAACTGGTGGAAGTCGGTGCGGGGGTCTGAGTTGTATTGGTCGATTGCCGAGGTGATGTTCGCACGCGAAACAATCAGACGATACTCAATCTGGGAATAGTCCCGGCTGAGAAATGCGTAGCCGGGTTCGGGGACGATGAGCCGCTTGGCCTCTTTGTTCAACTGCTGGGCGTTTGGATTACGGCAACTCATCCGCCCGGTGCGCACCACCTGATTGAACTCTGGGTGCAATCTCCCATCGTGCCCGATATGTTCCAGCCACCCCTTTGTGTAGAAGGACATAAACTGGTGCGCCTCGCGGCACGCTCTGATTTTCTTGAACAACGGCTCACGCTCGGTGCCCTGAACCGCTGGGAGTTCCGAGAGCATTTTCAACGCGTCCGCATCGGTCGATGGTGCTTTGCTATCGGTCCGCTTGACAACGGGAAGATTCCAGTCGTCGTAAAGCAACTTCGCCACCTCTTTTGGTGAGCCGATGTCAATGGTCACACCCGCCGCCCGAATCTCATCCCCCAGCCGTTCGGCCTCCTCGGACTTTGCCTCATCCGCCGCGTCCATAGCGTCCCTATCAACCAGTACGCCCACCTTCTCCGAGTGGTAAAGTTCCTCGGCTAGATCATCCTCCATTCGGAAGATCCGATCCGCACCCTCATATTTGCGGCGGTGAATCTCACAATGAAGTTCCCGGGCTTGGAAGGTGTCCTCCACGCAATACTCCCCGCAGAGGTCAACCGGCAACTCCGCGTAGTCTTTGGTTTCAAGCCGCCTCAACTCCGCCTTTACCTCATCCTGTTTATCGGTGTCCCACCCACACCACTCTCGAATCAGTTGCTTTTGCCCATAGCCGGAGAGTTTCTTTTGGAGATCCACCACCTTTGCCAGCGATAGGGTACACCGGAACTTGCACCGAATATCAACGCCCTCAACGCCGATCATTCTGGCATCGAACTTTAGGTTATGATTTATCCACCTCCGATTCGGATCGCCGAATAAATCTTGGAAGAATCGCCGCGCCACTTCAAGATCAATATTTTTGGGAACCGGGTTATACATTCCCATTTGCTTACCCAGAGGAACTACATGCCTCAATGGAAGGTACCAACCGATAGTTGAATCATCCACGGTAATACCTACCCCGCAAGCCCTATGGCCTGAGTACGCTTTATTACCAAAAATATCTCTACGAAATGCGGTAGTCTCAACATCGGAATAAATCTTGATTGCTCCCGAAAGATTTGGAAGTTTATCGGGTGTATCGCAGATTACATAGTTGCCGTGAATCATCTTTGCCCCATTGTTCTTGCGCCTCGGAACGGGACGATACGCCCAATGTTTGGCTCACCCGGCTTTGTCTGTTTGGTCTGTACAAAGATGAATCCGTTTGCTCGGCAGAATGACCGGGCAATCATCCGGGTTTGCTTTTCCGATACACCGCTAAACCCGATGCGGGGAGCCATGATATGTTTATCGTCGTCAAGACAATACGAGGTCCATGCGCAGTACATCACCACCGTCCGCACATTGGGCGGCGGGTGCTTTGTGGGTGTGTAGAATCGGACAATGGATTTGCCCGAGATTTTGGATTTGATTCTTGCGAGGATCATACCGCCACCACCACTCTTTCCGCCGCTCGCGTGACCGCCGTATAGCCCCACAGTTCCATCGACCAAAACTTGCACACATCCCACATCACAAGAACCGAATCCCATTGCGAGCCCTGAGACTTGTGCCCGGTGATCGCATAGGAGTAATCGAAACTACTGGTTTTCTTTGAGACCTGTCCGCGTTGCTTGGCAAGATCGAGATCGTAGGATTTCTCTTGGAGAAGCGCACCGCGTGCGATGGTGTGCGGTTCGTCCGCGATATATCCGGTGCTGAGATTTTTCAACTTCAAGTCAAGGGTGGTCGCTGTTCCGCCGTCGATCTCCATGACCTCGAACATCATCCCGTTGAAGATTCCACGGTCCCGATTATTTTTCAGGCAAATCAGTTTTTCACCCACCACGATTTGCTCATCGGACCGACCGAGTGAGGCCCGGTAGGCGGCATTGATATTGCACCGGAGTTTGTTGAAGCCGACGATGATTTGATCGATGTTGTTATTCATCGCGTAAGAAACAATCTTGTTCGTGCCGCCCCGCCGAATAATCTGAACCTCATCCCCCTCGCACTTGAAGTTTGCGGGGTGCCCGCCGTTTCGGATGGAGTGAGCAAGTTGGATGATCGGGTTCCCCTCGGCTTGGCGGTGGATGCGTTCGAGGCAAATATCTGGGTTCGCCATAAGTCCCGGGTCACCACCTACGGGCGCAAGTTGGCCGTGGTCACCGACGAACAGAACCGGGTACCCCTTCTCCATGAGATCGGTGTAAAGACTGGTGTTCACCATCGACGCTTCATCGACGACGATCAATGAGGTGTCCAGTTCAAGATCGCCTTTGTCCTCAAAGATCGGCTTGGGGTTTTCGTCGTTCTCATCACGCGAGAGACCTTGGAAGTTGTAGATGAATGAGTGGATCGTTTCCGCGTTGGCCAATCCCTTTTGTCGCATCACCTCCGCTGCCTTCCCGGTCGGTGCCAGATATTGCGGCTCAAATCCGAGTGCGGCTTTGAGGAGTTCCAGAATCGTAGTCTTACCGGTGCCCGCCAATCCACCGAGGGTGGTTTGGGCTCGGCCTGCCAAGTAGCGTTCAACGATTTGGGCTATCGCATCGGCTTGGTCCTCGGATGGTGTGATTCCCCCGAGGGACGGGGTTGGATGCTGATTCGTTTCGATGCTCATGCGGTACTCCCTTAGGTTATTTATACACGCATAAGTATACCATTCCCTCAACCTGAGTCAAGGCATAATGGTCAACTGCCCAAGATTTCTTGGACCGCCTGACCGATCTCGGCGGGGCGGGTGCCCCCCTCTCGATGCTTGTGGAGGAGCCACACCAGATATTGCGGGTCCAAATCCTGAATCTCACCGAGGGTCCGGCCCGAGTGCTTGCCGAATGTCATTACCACCCCCTGCGGTGTGGTATCGGCATCCCCGGGACGGTCCGGGCCTTGGTGAGCGTCACGATACCCCGGCGGGTTCCCGTCCGTAGAAGGGCCCTCACCACGCTCCAACGGGTGAAGGGCGCGGAGCCCGAGCCCGAGGGTCCGCATCGCCCCGAACGCCTCCACGGCGGAGTCCGCCCACCCTTCGTTGTCCGGGTCCAGCGCGGAGAGGAGGGCGGCATTGATCGCATAGATTTCATCATCGGTCATGCCAAATAGTAGACCAAACAGAATCCGTAGACCCGTGCGACCCTTGTGCGACCCACTTGGAATCGCCGTAAACCCCACCCTTCGGCCCAACTTACGACCGTTTTCCCAAATCCGTGCGACCCACTTCGCTCATCTCGCAAACCCTCAGGTCTCACCTATGTTTGTTCGGGGTGTGGCTGGGGGGCCCTTACGGCCACCGTATATTCTACTTCTAACTCTCAGTGTTTACTAAAAGTGGGTCGCACGGGTCGCACAACTATACACCAACGCCTCTCAGGTCGTGGCCGCGAAAGAACTTACATCGGTTTCGGGGGCTTGCCCAAGTGGGTCGCACGCGGGTCGCACGCGGGTCGCACAGTGGGTCGCACAAAAAACCCCCTTGCGGGGGCTCGATTTATACTGCCAGTCTATCAATAGGTTATTGTTAGGTCATCGTGAGAGCAAACAGGGCCGAAATCTTGGCCTCCACCCCACCCGGGGACCGGGTGCCAAGGGGCCTCCCGAGGTCGTTGATGCGCACCTTCATTTGCTTCGAGGAGCCCGGCGTGGTAATGGGGGTCAGCACCCCACGCCCGAGGAGTTTCCCCCGGACCAACCGCATACATTTCTGCCGGTTGACCGAAGCGGATTTCTGGGAATCCACCTCGAACAGCCCCCCGGCGTGCATGGTCAGTTCAATCTCTTTGGCGGTGATGGTCCCGGTGTCTCCCTGAATCCCCTCAGGGCGTTTCTCTCTGAGATAGGTCCTCAGTGCCCCGATGATGTCCAACGCCTCCTCATCGTCCCCGTCAGCCGCTTGGCGACGATCCACGATGGTCTCGGCGAGCTTCACCGGGGAGACCCCATAGACCCGGCTCAACACCCCATCCCGCCACGCGCCCCACCGGTCGCCACCCGTGGGCATCCGTTCGGAGGGGGGCGAACTGAGCAACGCAAGGATGTCCGAGATAATCGCCCACCGATGTTCGGCCACATACTCCGCCGCCCACGACACAAACCGACCGGGCTTGGGCTTTCCAACCCGGATGATTACCGACCGCTCGGAAAGGTCCCGGCTCATTTCGGGGAGGTTGTAGGTCAAGAAAAAGGTGATGTCATTCCTACGCGAGACTTGCCCCACATAGGTTTTCCAACCGCTGATTTTCTGCGCCGTGATCGCCCCTTCAATATCGGAACCGCCGAAGCGGCCCTTGACATTATCGAAGATACCAACCCGGGTGTTCCAGTCCGGCGAGGAGAACAACGCTTTCATCGTTTGCTCCCACGGCTGATTGACCGGGAACATCGGCGCACCACCCCACACATTTGCGATGGCTTTCGCCGTCTCGGTTTTACCCGAGCCCTGTCCGTAGTCCGATGAGAATACAAAGAGCGGTCGGGTGCCGGGGGGACCGCCCCAACCCGGGGTCATCAACGCGGCAAGCATCAGCGCACGATCCTCCTCGGTCTCTGGGTTGAACGCATCGACGAACTTCCGCAGGGCATCACCGTTCGACTTTGGCAAGTTCCGTTTGAGATAGTAGTGATCGGAGAGGGATGGGTAATGCGGGTACTCGGCAACGGATTCGTATTGATGAACGGGATTGACTTTGAGGTAATCCACGAACTCCTCTTTGGTGACGGCGGTAAGTTGCCGACCCGCTTCGGACTCGATGAGCCCACGCACCCACGCGAGTTGGGTCCGCTCATGGAGCATGGCAAACACTTCCGACACCTTATTGATCGGGTGAACTTTTTCATTCCCCTTTGCATCGTATGTGGTGTAGAACAATCCGATAGACTGAGCCGCACACGGCCAACCGATGTCCTTGATTTCTTCATGGATAACATCAATCGGCTTTTGGATGGTGACCACGCTTTGCTTGTTCCCGTTCATCGCAATGCGGATCGCCACATTGCCAAAGGTGGGTCGATCATTTTGGATCGGCGCACGCGGTTGAGGTTCGAGGTCTGCGGGTTCGCCCTCGGCGGGTTCCACCAAGCGGTGAACATCAAACGGGGCGGGCTCCGCATCCTCGGGACCAACTTCGCGGGGATCGACTACGGGAGAATCTTTCCCGTGGGATTGAAAGGGCAACACCCGATTCACCGACGAAAGAAGTTCCTCAGGATTATCCACATACTGAGTCTGGATACTCGCGTCAACATTTCTGGAGTAGGCACTACCAACGGCTTTGTACGCCTCACTCCGACCAAGCCCATCGCGGGCAATCGCACGCTCATCGGCGAGTTGGACAATGGCCTCCTCATAGGTGAAGCCGTTTGCCTTGAACTCACACGCCGAGGCAAACAGTGTTTGATTCCTTGTGCCCTGCTCGCACGGGTTTTCTAGGAAGTTCCGCGTAGTGGGGTTGAGCATCGAGTAGGACCGCCGCTTCATCGCGGAGTCGTCGCCATTCTCGTAAGTCTGAAACTCCTCGGCGGGCTCGATGCCGAGTACATCCCACGAATCATACCTCGGGGAGTTCTCACGCTTGACGATGAAACACATCCGCCCGTGCTTGTGGTGTTGCGACCCGGGGAGCCGCATAATGCGGGCGGGGTTTTTGATAGTGGGATCGGACTGAACCGCACGGATCAAACCAATCTGCAACCGCTTCCAGAAGGCGAGGTCGGTGATCGGTTCTTTCAATCGCCAATACGCGTGCGCCCCGGTGTCCCGGCCCGAGGCAATGAGCAATGTCGGCTCGGGGATACCGGCGGCATCGATCCGGCGCAACGCCTCTTTGGGGTCCGCATCATCGAAGTCCACAAACAAACAGCGTGCTAGTTTCGTGTCGGCATCGGTGCCCATCCCGCCCTTGCCCTGACCGAAGTTCCCATGCCGGGGGTTGGGCCCAAAGTAGAGAGCAAAGCCCGGGGCGTTCCGATTGGTGAGCCACCCAAGAACCGCGTCGTCAATCGCGGACTCTGCGGTAATGAACTTCGCTCGGGAGCCCGAGTGCCGGTCCGTCCTTAGACTCCGAAGTTCCACCCAGTCCTCGGGCTCAAACAGTGTCGCAATCGCTTTTCTGATTTCTGTTTCGTCAACCTCATACCGCTGCAAACTCTCATTCGTCATACCAAGTCCTTTCGATAATGCTCAATCATACAATGTTTCCGCATCCGTGCGCTAGGCCAGTTTACCGTGAATCCGTCGAATCTCTGCAAGCATAGCGTACTGCTGCTTTACCTTTCCATTGAGAACTTTAAGTGCCGTCTCATCAACGGTGTTCATCATGCACAGATAGTGGTAAACCGGGGACCGGGTTTGGCGATTCCGATGGAGCCGCTTTTTTGCCTGCCAATGCTCATCCGCTGAAAATGAGTAGGAAAAGAACAGGGAATGGCGGCAAACCCGCTGGAGCCCATCGGTCCCGTGCCCCGCCGATTTAGGGTGGGCAATGATGACATTGATTTCGCCGGAAAGAAATGCCCGGATAACTGCCATCGCGTCGTTTGTTCGCCCGTCCAAAATACCAACGCGGTGCCCCTCGCCCCTGAGTACGCCGGTGAGCGAATCGATTTCAGCCGTAAACTCGGCCCAGATAAGCAACGGTTCCTTACCGATTTCTTCGAGGATTTCTTTGGCGGCGTTGAGTTTCGTATTTCCTACGCCCACCACCTGACCCGCAATGCGGACCGTTCCGCCGGTGACCTGTCGGAGTTTGATAAAGGTTGCGCCCGCTGCCACCGAGACCTCCATAGGAACCGAATCAATCTCGGTGCCGTCGATGTCGATAGCCGAGGCGTTGACCTCCAAACAGAAATCCTCCTCAATGGATTTGTATGCCTTGCGTTCCGATGGTGAGAGTTCCAAATCGTACCGCTTGTTAATCATCGGCGGGAGTTCGAGGCATTCCGCTTCGGTCAGTGACCACGCCCAATCGGCAATAGATTTAGCGAACGCCTGTTCTTTCCCGGCCTTCAATGTCCAGCCCGAGATTGTGCGTTTCTGTCGCCCGCCCTTCCACACCATTTGGATTTCTGGGATCAACCAGTGATACGCCCACCGGTAGAAGTCCCGGCCCGCCGCCGTGGGCGAGAGGATGCGGAGTTGTGACCAGTATTCGGTATGACAGTTCGGCGCGGGACCGCCCGATAGGATATAGACCTCTTGCATCGAGTCGGCAAACCGGGTGATTGCTCGGGTGGTCTTGGCATCCCGGTTTTTACATTTACTGGACTCATCCACCACCAACCGAGTGAACCCGCCCTCCATGAAATCGAGTTCGTGGTTTCGGAAAGTTTCGTAGTTGGTGGCGATGATAATCTCACCCGGGGTCTGAATGAGTGCGAGCCGCTTCGCTCGATTCTTATGGTGACCAATGACCACATCCGCGCCCATCGCTTCGCCATCCTCTTTCCACGCCGAGTTGAGAATAGATTTCTGGGCGAGGACTAGCGTGCGCCGTGGGCGGTCCGCTTGGATCGCAAGGATGCCGATGGTCTTACAGGTGCCCGGGTCCCAAAAGAATCCGAACCGTGGCCGCGTGCGTGCAATCTCAACGGCCTTGATCTGGTGCGGGTAGAGTGAGATTGTTTCCGGCATCACGATTCCTCCTCGGGTCCAACAAGAATGGGGAGTTTACCAAACAAAATCTCCTCACGATAAATGTGGACCTCGGGAGGAAAGTTGAACGCCAGTTTTACGCGGTCGCCTTTGATCTGAGTGAGTTCAATAGAACCACTTGATCCATCCGGCCCTTTGATCAAAATACGCTCGCCGATTCTTCGAGTGAGTACAAGCATCCATGCCTCCTATGTTTGAGCAATGAAAAACCCAGCCGGGAGGTTTCCCCCGGCTGGAAGTTCCCCGTATTAAACGAGCGGGGATTCTCGGTTCGGTTTACATTCCGGGGAGGTCTGGGTTTACAAATCCCTCGGAGCCCTCTTCCGGTGCGGAACCTGCGCCGCCCTCGGCATCAGGGTTTACAGAAATCGCACCGACCTTGATCGCGGCCATCACTGAGTGGTGCGCCGCTTCCAATTCGTCGTACTCCTCCTGAGTCTGAACAACGGACCCGCCCTCATCGGCTGGATTATTGATGTCATAGCCGAACCAGTTGAACGCGTCCTTGGTACGGCGTGCGGTGGTGAGAGCGAAACGATTAGCGAAGATCGAGCATGGGCGGCGTTTGATGATGCCGCACAACTTTTTACCTACATAATGCTCACCACCGGAGAAGGTGAGCAACGCCATTTCACCCTTCGCATCGCCCGAGTCGATACGAACAAAGAAGTTCAAGCACTCGACAAACTTCTTTTTGAACTGACCGCCCTCGCCGTTGTCGCCGTACAACTCGGAGCGGGATTCCGGGTTTCGTGAGCGGACCGCGATTGGGTCGGTGGGATCAAGGGTAGAGCTAAGAACGAAGTTGGATGCTGAGTCCTTGATGTCCGAATGAATCTCCCATGATGGGTAGAACGCAACGGGGTTGATGACAAACTCGGTACCGGCGGGGACCACCAAGATTCCGTCCGGCTGAATGATGACCGCACCGATGCCGCCGATGTCTTGGAGGGCGGGGCCACTCTGAGGTTGAGCAATCGAGAGCCGGGTAATGTTCTGATACTGGCCGACTTCATCCCGACCGATAACCTCTTTTTCCACCATGAACGCGGGGAGACTTTCGGCCCCCACGGTCATGCTCAGATTCGTTTCTTCTGGGATTGCCGCGATGTCATTTTCTGGTTTCTTCGCCATTGATATTCTCCTAAAACTTTTTCTATATTCGCCTCCCCGGAACATCCGGCGGGGCAATGAAAAAAGCGGGGGTCTCACCCGCTTCTATCTGTTATGCAATGGTGACCGTGCGAACGGTCTGGGTTTCCTCAGTCGCTTCCACGACAAACTCACGGACTACGCGGAGGATTCGGTAGGTGCCCGAGGACCATTCCGCGTTCTCCAACTTCTCGGCGAGTACCTTCCGCATCGCGGTAGCGGTGTTGTCGCATTCGAGGGAGTCAGAGTCGCCAAGTTTCTCCCAGTATTCAGGGACGGTTTCGATAGCCGGGTCCACCCACTTCTCGATGATGATCGGGTCCAGTTCTTTACGGGGTGCGCGGGTTTTCGGTTCGGTCGATGTTTCAGTCGTCATTTTCGTTTCTCCTATTATTGACGGGTCAGTATATCAAGGCGAGGTCCGGCGGTCAAATCCGGCGGGTGCCAAGTTCCTCTTTTTCTGCCAGCGAAAGCCCCTCGGGGAACCGCCCGCCAGCGTCGAACATTTCTTGGAGTTTCTTCGCTGAGAAACACCGGTAAAGGGTGTGAGCGTTTCCGCTATTTACGAGCCCGGTCACGATGTCCGCAAACTTCTCGGGGACATACTTCGCAAAGGTCTTGACCTTCAAGGTGATGTTGAGCCGGGTGCCGTTGAGTTTGGTGAGCCCTTGCGAGTTGAGATGAATAACAATCTCACCCTCCAGTGCGGACTTTACTTTTTTGAGGGCTTTGATACCCTGCTCGGAATCTCGAATAGCGTCGATGGTCACGCGGAGGTGTTCGGCCATTTCACCGGCGGAGAGTTCGGAGGGCACCGATCCCATATTGAAGTTCGACCCGTAGGGGCTCGATGCGAGAAGCGCACACTTGGCGGCTTTCGCGGCCCACGGAATCGAGCAAGTGGCGAGGATGTCCCGAACCGGAACATGGGCGTTATCGTCCCGATGGATTCGCTCGATGTCGTCTTTGGTATCGGGCGCGGGGACGGGGTTGAAGTCTGTTTGGATGTCCGCCGATCCGTTGTGGGCGGCAAAGGTCGCATCGATTACATTCTGCGGGATGTCACCGGGGTTATCCTCGCCCGCTTTAGAGAACTCGGGGGATGGATGGAAGGGCTCGCAAGTTTTCTCCCGGTCGCATGGTTGGGTTATCGGTGCGGGTGCTGTGCCATTGCTCTCATCGGTCATAGTAATCTCCTAAGTGGGTGCCTATGGTTATCGCGTCAATAAACATCATAGACCCGATTTATTCACGAGTCAATAACATATGGGAGATTTCTTCAATGGGTGGTAAATCCGCTACGGCACGCACGATAGAGGCATTCGAGGCCGCACACTTCCGTATCGAGTCCTGCGAGAAATGGGTGAAGGTGCCGGACCATCCCGCCGGGGGCATCCGCCGGGACCTCTTTGGGGTCCTCGATTTGATCGCCATCCGGCCCGGGCTCATCGTGGGGGTCCAATCCACCACCACCACAGTTGCCGAACACAACCGCAAGATTGCATCCGAGAAGCGGGCGCGTGAATGGATGGAGGCCGGGGGGATTCTTGTGATGCTCGCGTGGCGATACTTGAAGGTGGACGGTAAACGCGTCCGCCGCCCTCGGGTGTTTCGATACCGGCTTGAAGGCAACACGATTGAGTGGGATGAAGTGACCACACTCAGGGATGCAATCCCTGAGATGATTATCAAACGCTAGGCCATTTGGTTTGCGACTTTCATCGCCGCAATCACTGCATCAACTTTCGCTTGGAGTGCGTTGATGTTTGAGTTCACTTGGGCATCGTCCCCGGTACCCGAGACCGCAGTAAGGGAACCAATCGCCGCAATCGTGGTCGTTTGCTGGCCGTAAGTTCTCCACCCGCCAGAGTGCTTCACCATTACCTTGTCGGTGTCGTCGTCGTAAAGCATCACGCCGTCCGGCACCACGACATAGTGCCAACCGGAGTAGAAGAACGCGAGTTTGTTCGCCGCGCCTGCGGTATTCCAAGTACCCGTTGGGCTCGCCCCCACGATATACGCATTGCCATCGACACCGGCGGGGGTGGCGTTCAACCCGAACTCAACGATGTTCAATCCAAGAAGTGCATCAAAGTAGTTCATCGCCTCATTGTGTGTGGTCTCCCCGCCGTTCTGGCCGGTAGTGACAAACGGGATAGTGAGTCGAGTTGAGCTTGCCATTTGTGTTCTCCTTAGATCGATACTACGAGGGGGTGACCTCGGTAAATATGTGGGGTTTGGCTGCGCTGGTAAATCCTCATATGAACAGCTTCACCCGTAGCATAGCCATCATCCGAGCGCATAGATTCGGTGTAGGTGAAGTGGTACATCCCCACGGCATCAAGCACATCCTGATCGATGACCGTTTGGAGGATCGCATCATCCCCCCAAAATCCAGTTTTTGTAATCGTGAATGTCCTTGCGACGGTGGTGTTCGTTTGCTCGTAAACATCCACCTCGAAAGTCGAGATTTCGTTGAAGGCAAGCAATGGATGGTGGGGTCTTGCAACACCGCCGAACCCGTTGCTTGTGGTGAACAGATTGTGGTACGCTCGGGTACGGCGATGGAAGCCAAACTCGGTGTCCCCGTTGCTGAGGTAATACGCACGGGGAGTCGCCGCCGGGAATGGTTTCTCCACGCCGAATGAAGTGCCAAACTCGGTCTCTGGGATGTTGCCTTCATTCGTGGTCGTCGGAACGCCCTTCCAATAGAGGGCGAGCGGATCGTTTCGGTACGGGGCAAAGTCTGTTTGTGACCAATCGAAGAACGCGTTTTCTTCTGTCGGTGAAGTGACCCTATCCAACTCTGACATATCAACAAGGATTGTGCTGGTGGACCATGAGTTTGCGTAAATGTCGGTTGCCCTACGCCCTCGCAAAAGTCGGCTGCATCGGTATTGATTCACACCGATTGATTCCACGGTAGCGAACCCAATAACTTCACACCCACCGCCGGGTGCCGCGTTGAGACAAATGTGATTCCGACCCTCCAACACATCCTCATCCGAGAGTGTGGTGGGCACCCAAGCACTACTCAAACTCTCGAAGTCGAATGTGGTTTCATTGTCCCAGTAAAGACCGCCGTTCTCGGCACCGGCTGCGGGGATCGCCGTGAGGAGGAACCCCATATTCATTTTGTTTACCGTGTTGTGAGGACCTTCTGAGCCAAAGGTTCTGACCCTTTTGTACCCGGACCCAGAAGTTTTAGTCACCCACGGCACAAAGGTTCCCGTTTGAATGTCCGGTGTACCGTTGTTGGATGCCGCGAAGTAGAAACCACTCACCGGCGTATTCCATTGGGACACCCGATCCGTAACCATATGGTCAGTGATGAACAAGTACGCCGCCGCAGAAGCAAGCACCGGATCGTTTGCGGGTACGCACGCACGGTCCTCGGTGACACCAAACTGATCGAAGATTCCCGGCTCCTCAATCATTCCTACGAACTTGATTTGGAAGTTCTCGCCACGGTTTACCGACGCGAGCCGGATAAGTTCGGTCACCCCGTCGTCAACTACTGAGATGAGTTGGCCCGCGTTGAGGTCGATGAATGAAGGGGGCAAGGTCCCCTCCACCTCCTCACGGATACCCCACTCGGTCCAGAGCGTGCGGAACGCAATCTCACTGGCATCGTCTGGGTCAAGCGTGAGGGGCAAATCAACACGCTTGAACTCGTTGGTGGTCGCGTTGGTCTTTGTCGCGATTCTTGATGACTGTTCGTAATCGCAATCCGGGTCGATGAATCGAACCGATGCTTTCCGGGGGAGACGATCATCGTACACCATAGAACGGGAGAACGGGACGGCGATAGAGTCCGGTGAGGACCCGTACTCGGTCGCACCGAAGAATGAGTTATCAATGATAATCGGCGAAGTTTGATCCCGGTCTGAGAATACAAGTTTGCCGTTGGATTCCACTACCGCGATGTTGAAGGCAAGCAAAAGATATTCGAGTACCCGGCCCATTTCTTGCTCGCCTACGGTCAAGATTCCCCGCAAGGTTCCGGTCACCGCCGAGGTGTCATAGCGTGCCGCCGCCAACCCGCCACGGGTACAAATGCGGTCGATGGCATCGGCGATGGTTTGCCCGTCCGCCGTTGCGTGATAAAGCATCTCGGCGTTTGGGAGACGGTTGCTAAAGTCGGCTAGTTGAAGTTCCTCGATGACATAGTAAGCCCCGTCTTTGTACGCCGGGGTTTTCCCGGGGTCCGAGAGTTCGAGGAGGAAATCAACCGCCGTTTGATCGCCGTTATAGACTCGGATTTCTTCCCCAATGCGGGAATCAGTTGTGGGGGAGCCCGCGTTGAAATCGTAAACGGGTTTGGTGTTCAGCCAAATCTTATCAATACGCTCAATCGCCCCGCCCGGCAATCCCTCGGTGTCACATACATGGACAGCAAACGAAAGAGCGTAGGAATAGTTTGTGGTACCGCCGCCACCGCCACCGCCCTTGCCCCCTCCGCCGCCGCTTGTCGTTCTAGTCTCTTGGAGATCGGTTGACCAAATGATAGAGCCCGCCGAACGAATCTCGGGACCGATGGCCCACCGCTGGGGGGAACCCTCCGCCGCACCCTGTACCGAAAGATCGTCAAGGCGCGGGCCCTCAATGTCTGGTGCGCCACGCTGGAGTAATGGGAAGATGAACTGTGAATCGGCGAGTGCGGCAACCGCCCCAAGAGCAAGCGCACCGGCGGTCCCTGCGGCGATGCCGATGGAGGGCCCGATTGCTGCTACTGCGATTACTGCCATAACTAATCCTCAACGCCGGGGAACTCGAAAGTGTTCGAGGTGTCCCGCAACCACTTCGGGGGAATGATATGCTCCACAACTGCCATCATGCTTGGCTTGTTGCATGAATGGATGATCTTTACCGGGTCCAACTGAGTCACCATCATAACATGCTGCGGGAAGTCCTGCGCGTGACCCGTTGGGGCCCCGCGAACCATGCCGCACACAATGATTGAGCCCACTTGGTAAGAATCGCGTTCGACCTCAACCAGATTTGTTCTGAGCATTTCAACAAGGGTCTTGCCGTCTGGGAGCATTGAGTACCAACCCTTGTGATCCACATACGGAATATCAAAGGTCTTTGCAATCTCAAACAGGAACCCCCCGCAATCGAGACCGTTGATTTTGTCGCGTCCCATATGCGACCACCCCACCCCGAGGTGAACGCGAGCCGCCGAGATGAGTTCGGTTCGTTTCATCGTGAGTCCGGGGATTTGAGGAGAAGCCGTGCGCCCGGCATATTTGGTGAGCCACGGAAGTTGAGGATATTATCGACCCACGGTTTGCCGCCGGTGCCCGCCACCCCACGGCAATCTTCACGCGAGCGGCTACACCCGGGGATGATCGAGAAGGTGTCGCCAACCTGAGCCAAGTACGGCGTTCTGATCTGGAGCGTGATTTGCCCGTTGGCGTTGAGGTATTGCTTTACCTCGGTCTCGAATGTGTCGTTGAGTCCGAGCCCGCCGCCCGTTGTGGTCCAGAGAAGCATCCCCATATGGTAAAGACCATCGGCATCGGTGAGGTCGGTTTGGAACACCCGGTTCGTTTCATCAATCGCGGTGATCTCCCCGGTGACTCGGTGCGCTTCGATGTCAACCAAGCAACGAAGGTCGCCAACTCGGAGTACATTGCAATCCCGATTGAGGACCTTGCCCACTTTTCGTTTGAGAATACCGGAGAGCCCGAGGACCGACGCTTCCCAAATCTCGCCGGTGTACTTCACCGACTCAATCTTCATCACATCGGTCCGGTATGCGCCCGCGAACGGGTACCGCCAATCCACTACGCGGACAGTCACATCCGCATCGGCAAACATCCGGGCCCGCAACTCCTCTTTCGTGATCGCATCGGCAGCAAGGAAACCTTTCAACTCCACCGAGTCCGATGAGAATCCCGCCTTCTCCTCCCGAGAGGACGCGTCGAAGTGCGCCGGAATATATGTGGTCCCAAAAAACTCCACCGGCATATTGTGGTCGGTGAAGTAGAACGATACATCATCAACCCGGGTGACCTGCCAGAGTCGGCAGAATCGAAACGCGTTGGAATCGATCAAAGATTGGAGGGATGCGGGGAGGGTCATGGTTCGGGGTCCTTCTCGGGCTCATGCTTTGCGTAGTACCCCACTGAGTCTACACCCTCAGGGCCCGAAAGGGCCTCTCTCTCCAGAGCCCCGTGAAGCCCCTCTACGGGGAGGCAAGTCAACCCCGAGTCGGTAGTCAGGTTTACCACTGAAACACCCTGAGCGGTCAGGTACGGGCCCAATGCCTCCATTCTGGCGTTGAGTGCCCGGTAGGTTCGATTATTGTGGACCACACCCCCCACGCCCTTCTCCTCGCCGGTCGCGTACTGCGGTTCCCCGGGGTCAGCCATATGGAAGTCCGCGCCCAGCAAATACACCCGCTTGAACCCGAAGTAGACGGCGAACCGGATCGCTGCAAGGAATACCGAGCGTTGCCCCTTGAAGCCGAGCCCATCCCGGGAAGTCCCCGGCGAACCGATCTCAATGCGGGGGTGGTCCAAGAAGTTCGCGGGCTCGAACCCGGCGTGCGGGTTGAAAAAGAATGTGTTTGGACTCTTGCCCGGTGTGCGCCCGAGCTTGACGAACTCCCCGTTGGGCTCACGCCTTCGGAGATGCGTGCGCCGCTGGCTACACGGTACAAGTTTGAGGATGCGGGGGTCCGCCCACCCATTAGGCAAGAAGGTACTTGCTGGGTCGATGCTCACCCAAAGGTCCGGGCGATAGATCGACCAAGTATTGTTCACACCCATTGTCATTACACCCGAGGCGCGGAGGGCGGCAAGGTCCTCTTTTACGAGTGACGGCCCGCCGAGTGTGATGAACAACGCTTCACCGAAATAGTGATTCTGCAAATCCATAGACTCGCCCGCCGAGGTGTACAACACAAATCGGTTCGCGTATGGGGAGTTGAAGATTTTATCGGTCTCAGTCATTGGATACCTTTACGCTGGTGGCCCGGAAAGGGTACCGCTCCACCCCGCCGACGATTGGAGATCGGTACCAGAAGCCCACGGCGATCCCGGCGACGAAGATACTGAGATGTTTGGCAACCTCGGATCAATGTGCCAAATACCGTCCTCGGTACTGTCATCGGAGAGAAGCACCACCGAGGCGAATCCCGCCGGGATAGTTCGGACAAAGATTCCGTTCATCGTCTCCACATCGAAATCGTTTGCCCCGTTGTTGTAAATCCAGAAGTACGGACCGCCCGTGCCACGCATACGCAAAGCGTTCGGCAGCACAACCGCCGGACCCGCCGTGCTGGAGATGGTGTACATCCGGGCAACGCCGGGGTTGATCCGGTAGTCCGCACTGATAGACGCTGCAATAGCACCGCCGTAAAAGTTTGCACGGGAGAGTGTCATCGAGCGAGCCAACTTCCATCATCGAGCAAAAGGATTTCGGCGATGTCCCCGGCGGTGATCGTGGCGAAAAGTGTACCTTCTGCGGACCGCAACTCGAAGTCCTCGGTACCTACACCGCCGATGATATAGAAGAACGGGCCCCCGCTCGGCAATCCGCTACTCGGCGGCATCAAAAGTGAAAGACTTGTGACCGTTGCGGTCGCCACTTTGTTTCGCCCGGCGAGGAGGGAGATAGGGGTGTCTTTAGCAAACGAGAAGGTGTTCGACCCACCCATCCAAAACTCCCCGGGGACCAACTCATTGTCGAGGATTTCGATGGCCTCCAGATTTGCGGATGCGTTGTTGTAGGATGCGATGGTTCCTTGGACCCACTTCTCTGCGGACTGGGTGAACCGGACTGGTACATCGAACTGGTATCCGGCGGTGATGATCTCGGCAAGCAATGGGGCAACGGCAAAGTCAATGATCCCGGTGGTGGTGTCCACCGAGAAATCAACGCCCTCGGTTTGGGCCGCGCCGTCGATAGCAATCAGGACTGAACCCGCCCGGGGCTTTTTGATGTTCCGTACCTTCGCCGAGGCAATGCCATCGGCGTAGGTCTTGATGAGTTGGAACTGAGTTTCGGTGCCGTCCCCGGTCCCGATAACTTGATCCTCATCATCCGCATCCGCCCCGCCGAGGATCGCCGAGATATGCAAGGATGAGGAGTTGAAATCCATCCAATCTTTGAGTCGGAACCCGAACTCCGATCCGTTCCGCATGATTGCAAACTCAAGTTGCAAGGCGACCTCAACATGGGTCTTATCGCCATAGGCCAAGTTGAACAACCTACGCGGCGCACTCCAACGGGAAACCCGTTGCTCGGCACCGGACCGCAACTCGGTAATCATTGTCTTGAACTGCGGGCCCGATGATGCGCCGTATGACAACTCATCGGAATATGTGACTTCATGGAATGACATTACTCAACCTCCGCTCGTTGCCCGCCGCATAACTTCGACGGCATCCGATGCTGTTTGACGCAAACCCGCATGGAACTCGCCGGGGTTGTTTGCCTGAATGACGATGCCGCCCATATTGATCGTAGTCCCACCGCCGCCAATACTCCGCACGCCGAGATTGCCTTGGCTATCCCGGGCAAGGCCCATCACTGGTTCGTCCCCCGCCTCACCGGCTACACCGATTCCGCCGTTCCGCATGGGGAAGATCGCGGTGTCAGTGAGAACGCCGCCCTTGGCGAACGCCGAGACACTACCGCCGGAACCGAACGCGTTGCCTTTCGCTGAGAATAGTGAGCCGAGGATTCCACCGATACCCCCAGCGATGCCGCCGGTTGATCCGCCAGCCGAGCCGCCACCACCGAAAAAGTTATCCATCGATTCGGCGAGTTGATCCAGCACAAGTTTTTGGATAGCAAGGTCGAGGATCGCCCGGCCCATATTCTTGAACCCCTCCGCTGCCGAAGTGGTTTGCTTGATGATGTCACCGAGACCGGAAACCACGGTAGCCGAGAAGGATGAGAACCCAAAGCCGGAATCCGCGTTGGCACCCTCGGCGGGGTCTGGGAGGTTGTTGAGTTTCTCCAACTCAATCCGCAACTCCTCCTCTTTTTGCCGGATGGTTTCGATGTTTTTATCCTCACCCTCCTCGATAAGTCGGTTTCGTTCCTCGAACAGTTCGCGGGCGCGGGTGAGAATCGACGCGGTGACATTGCTCGGGAGGAATAGCGATGCAAACTCCTCCTCGGTGATTGTTGCGCCGAACTTCCCGAGGGTTTCGACGAACGCGGTATTGAAGTCGCCTTCGAGCCCAAGCAAGGACTCGATGAGGTCTTTGCCGGATGCACCCTTTAGCACGCCGTCCGCAAATGCCGTGGATGCGTCGATGCCAAGACCGTTGAACGCGACCGCGATTTGACCGCTGAATTGGGCCAGTGAAATACCGAGAGTTTTGATATTGGTAAAGTCGAGTGTGCCGAACGCATTCACAAAGTTGGTGACCGACCGGAACGCCGCACCGAGTACGCCAATGAGCCCATTGATTACCGCAATCGTGGCTCTAGCGAATCCCCCGATTACATTGGTACCAATGGCATCGAACACCGACTTGAATCCGGGGAACAGTTCATCAAGGAAACCAAAGGCGACCTCACCCATGATGCGGAATACGCCGCTGAAAATCTCACCGACCTTGTTCATAATCACGGGGACGACCTCGCCGATGGTTCGGAACACCACCTTTACGACTTCTCCCATATGCTCCCAAGTCGCAATCATAATGTCCAGAATCTTCATCGGCTCACCACCGAGGTTGATAACTTTATTTCGGAGAGCAAACAAACCGGAGACCAATGCGGTCACAGCGATAGCCGCAAGACCAAACGGATTCGCTGCCATCGCCACGGTGAAGCCAATCACGGCTCGCGTTGCTGCGATGAAAAACCCTGCGAGTTTGATAGTTACCATCGTGGCCGCTGCAACACCTGCGACCTTCAACGCCTCGGCTACACGAAGAACGGCCTTCGATGCTTCTTTGCCCTCCTCGGTCATACCAATAAAGACTCGGACTACACCGGTGATAAAGTCAACGGTCTTGCGGAGTGCCCCACCAAACCCACGCTCGCCGATCTGCAAAGCCGCCTCTTGGAAAGCGGACTTCATCGCAAGGAACGCACCGATAAGTGTGTCGTTCATCGCGTCCGCGATTCGCTGCGCTTCACCCTCGGCGTTTCTCAACTCCTCGGCGAGCAATGCGGTTTCCGCAGAGGATTTCGCAAGGATGAGAGCCGCGCCAGCATTACGACGGCCAAAGATCGCAAGCGCGTCCGCCGCACCGAGACTAGCCCCCTCCAACTTGGCGAAGATTTCTGCGAGTGTGTTTGTCTCAGGGCTCAAATCTGCCTGAGTGAGCCCGAGCCGTTTCAGTGCCGCCTCGGCCTTGTCCGACCCACCAACCAGTGCCGCAAGGATCGCACGGAGATTGGTGCCCGCCATAGATGCCTGAATACCGAAGTTGCCCAACTGGGCCAGACTCGCCGCCGCGTCCTCCATGCTGATACCAAACGCCGATGCCGTGGGACCGGCAAACTTCAACGCTTCGGCCAACTGAGCCACATTCGTATTGGCCCGGTTCGATGCGGCCACCAGTACATCGATTGATGCCGCCGTTGCTTCGACCTTGCCGCCGAACTGATCGGCAAAGGTGGACCCGATATTGGAGGCAATGTCCGCCGCGTCTCCGAGGGAGATGGCCCCCGCCGCTGCGAGGTTGAGCGCACCGCCTACTGCGCCCATCGCCTCCTCAGCCGTGAAGCCCGCCCGTGCGAGGAACAGAAGCCCCTCTCCCGCCTGCGTAGCCGAGAAACGGGTGGTTGCTCCCAGTTCGCGGGCGCGGTCTGAGAGGGCCTTGTACTGGTCGCTGAGACGATCCACGCCAGCGACCGCCCCGGTGAGTGCCATAGTGGACTCGAAAGACGCGATGGTGGAAACCACACCCCGGATGCCCGCCGCAATCCCACCAAAGGCAAGAGCCGCCGTAGCAATCGCACCGACCCGCTTCATCGTCGAACCCAGTGAGGTCATCGAACGGTCTGCGGTAGAGGCAAAGCGTTTGACCCTGCGGCCCGATGAGTCTAGACCTCGATCGAACTTCTTGAGTCCAACCATTGCCCGGGTCGGATTTACGATGATGTCGAGGGTGAGACTCATTTCTTTCGGCCCTTCTTTTTCTCTTGTTCTCTGAGCCAATCCCGATACTGGTAATCGAGTTGGCTTAGAACATCGTAATACATTTCTCTGGTCTCTGCATCTGTGATCCTGCGGAGATCAAGCCACTGGGTAATCTCGCCAATGCCGATGGGGTTCAGTGAGGAGAATCCAACCGACCGAGCCCGATGCAAATCTTGGTACGCGTTCCAGTATCCTTGATCTCCCAGAGTCACGAATGGTTTGTTATCCAGAGCGGGAACGGACTTGCCTTTACGCGCCCTTCTTTTGAGTACCGATTGGGCTCTCTTATCACCCCAATCGAATAGCCATTGAAGGACGCTTAGGAGTTTCCCACCGCATCCTCCACAACCACTTCCCGGTAGTGGGATTGCATATTCGCTTGCTCCTCAACAAACTCGGCGAACTTCGGGAGTTCGCGGAGCATTTGTTCCGCCGCTTCTGGTGAGTACGGGATTGGCGTACCCTCACGGTCCTCGAAGTTTTCCCAGTTCTTGATGATGTGTGTGGCAACTGCGCCAAAGGTGACCTCCTCCAAAATCTTCGGGTCAAGCGTTCCGATTTTGAGTTGGCTTTGGTACGGTGCGAGACCCTTCTGGATGAACGCAATCATATTTGCGTTCTTCATCTGAGCAATCCACATTGCTGCGCCGCTACCCATATCGATGCGAACGCCATTGAGTGCTTTGTCTTTATCGACGGAAAAGAAATTGGATACTTTGAGCCCCATTGGGAATCTCCATTTGGTGTAATGCTCGGGACAATCCGCCCGGGCTCGGTGTTTCTGAAAATCCCGCTTGGGCTTTACGCCCAAGCGAGGTGCGGACTTTCCCGGGGCTCAATCGGGAAAGAGAGGGGACAGTTTTATGCGGACTTGGACATACGCATTGCGATGCCTTCGGTCTGGTCACGAACTGCGGTCCAAGCCATCTCCACCATAACATCCTGATTCTCACCACCGACATTGCGGGGCGAGGCGGAGAACTTGATGCGGGGGAAGTCGAATACATAGGTGTTGCCGCTTGAATCTCGGACGATGAAGGCAACCTCGTTGCCATCGACAAAGTTCAAGAAGTTATCCACCAACTCATTCGACTCGAAGTAGGCCACAAGAGTACCGGTCGCGTTGAACTTACCGAGACCGAGGGACTTCGGCCCGAGCGTTCCGAGAACCAAGCGGGCGCGGAGGTTGTTGCTGGTCTCAAACGAGAACCCAACCGCATCCATACCGTCAAAGGTCGCCGAGTTCCGAGGGCCAAACACAACGGCGGTGATCTCATCGACCGATGCCATTACATCCGAAGTGGTAACGCCGAGGTTGGTCCCCGAGTTCCCGGTTGCGCCCGAGGTGGTTTCGTCCTTGCCCATGATACCGAACTCGCCGGTGATGATCGCTTCAAGTTCTGCGCTGAGTGACCACGAATCGATTCCACACCCGGTGTATTGGGTGAACAAGCCGAGGTCCTGAAACTCTTTCTCAAACGAGAAGGTTGTGAGCGCAGTACCGTTGACGATCTGCGCCATTGGGGTAACCACCTCATCGGCATCTCCGGTGATGTCCTCCTCAAGTCCCGGCTGGACAGTGATTTCATTCGCCGCCTGAACGGTGACCTTGCGGGGAGTCGCATCGATGAGTGCCGAGAAACCCGTGAGGTTTACCCAGTCGCCAACAATCAACCCAGTTCCTACACCGGTGCCGGTGACCACGCTGGTCGATGCCGTAGTGGAGAAGGTTCCAGACGGTGCCGATGCGGGTGTAGAAAAACCACTCGAACCGATTGCCGCCGCCATGAAGTCCTCATGCGAGCCGAACGAAAGTTCGTACCCGATAGAGCCCTCCACACCGAGGCCAACGCGTTTCAAGTCGGACACCATTCGGTCCGCGTCGATTTGTGTACTCTGTACTGAGTTGTGTGTTTGTGCCAATCCTTCGCTCGTAAAACGAATGTCCTGCAAGACGGGTGAGGGCCCTGCTGGGAAAAGCCCGTAGGTGGCTTCAACTACATACGAGAGAAGGAGCCGGTCTCCTGATGCTTCGGTCATAACTATGACTCCTTTTTATGTAAAGAACCGATAGGGGCATTGGACCGTCCTTTGCACCCATCCGTCCGCTTGCAACTTCTGCTCGGGGTGTGGTGATCTATACCACAATCCCGCAATGTTCTTCTGTTTGAATGCGGCATCAACCGCTTGCACCAGAAGATTCAATAGTAACTCGCCGGAATCCACGGGCACATTGATTTGTACCGTGAGGAGCCCGGGATATGTCGTCTTTGTTCCTGCGCCGCCGAGTTCGCGTTTTACGGCTTGTCCGGGGTTGATCGTGATCTTGAAGAACGCACCATCCGAGGGCTTTGGTACGCGGTTCAACTTCGCATTGTCATTCAGACTATAAGGGAAGTTCCCGTACTTTGCTGGATAGTTGTGTACCGAATGCACCACGGTACGAAACCGCTCGAACATTTCCAACTCACGCTCGGTGATCGTGGGCATCATGCACCCCCAAACTGTGCGGTAACTTCTTCAAGGGTGAGCCGGGCCATTCCCTGCGGTGCCTGATTCGATCCGGGTCCGGGTCTGCCTTGGTCTAGGAAACCGATATAGTGAACATGGTTTGTCACCCAAGTCTTTGTGAAGGGCTGGAGACGGGCAATCACGGCCATCCCCGCGTTGATGGTCGCTGTGCCACTCTGATCGACGCGGCCCGTAGGACCGGGCTGGGCCCCACCACCGACGGCCCACCCACCACGGGCAACGCCCTCATCCACGGGGGTCTTTAGGACCACGCCACGCAAAACCTGAAACACGATCTTGCGGAGAAATGGCGACACCAGTTTGTGCGGGATGTCCTGTTTGATCTTGAATGAGTTCTTGACGAACTTTCCTGCGGAGTCTCGGTTGGTAGCCATCGGTCACCTCCGCAACTGCAAGATATAAGCGGCCACACTCTCGCCGCTCATAATGGTTTCAATGCCCTCGATAGTAAACTCATTCCCATCGAACAACACCACGCGGTCACTGGGCGCGGGCAATGGGCTAAGACCCTGCGCCGCCACCATCACCTTTACATCCCCGGCCTGAATCGTGGTCCCGTTGATATACGCAACGGAATACGGCTCGGGCGGCGTGATCTTGGGGGTAATCTCGGTTTCGGGGTTGGTGACCCCGCCGGTGGTGAATGAAACCGAGCCCGCCCCACGCTTGGTGAAGATCGAACCGGTGGCCCCATACTTCTCAATGATGGCGAGGACTTTGGCTGGGATTTTAGTATCGAGTACCGTTGGCATCATGCCCTCCGAAGCGAACCGGATCGGTTCATATACCGGGAGAGCATCGCGTTTACCGAGGAGAATACCGGGACGGGAGATTTGGGGCTTTGGTAAATAGTCTGGTCCGTGATCGGCCCAACCTTCACCATCGTCTCACGGATGGTTCCGGTTTCGTCAAGGTCGGGGAGGAGTTCGGTTCCGCCGATATGTCGTGATGCAAGTTCCGCGTTCGCCCGACCAACTTCAACCGGCACGATGTCAGAGTTTACAACATAGCCGTCAAGGTCAACAACATCATAACGCGGCCATGAAAGAGACTGGAGCGAGTCGGTCCGGGTCCCGAGCCAACGGGCATCAAACTTCTGTGCCATATACATTGCACCACGGCGGAGTGCTTTTTCTTTATCCGCCTCACTCGCCGCACCCCACGCGGTCGTTTCACCGATCAAAGCAAAGTAGGAGTCCGCGTCGGCCACTGAGATAAACGCTTCCGCGTCTGCCTTCCCAGTTCCATCTTCGATGATGATTGCCATTGAGGACTCCTAGTTTCTTTCGTCACTTCGATCAATACTGATTACCCGCCGCTACCGATTCCACCGCCTGCATTGGACGGGCCAATCGAGGCGTTGCCCTGACTGTCCGCCGGTGCGGTGTTTGCGGCTGCGGCTGCGGCTGCGGCTTGTGCTTCTCGGGCTGCGGCGTTGGCTGCATTGATTTCTGCGGCTTCGGCCCGGGCGGCTTCGAGTTGAGTATCGGCAACCTTCTGGGCTTCTGCGGCCTCGGCTTTTGCGGCATCGAGTTTGGCTTCGCGTTCCAGAGTGGCGGCATCCTCGGCTGCTTTTTGTGCGGCGGCGGCGGCATTCTCATTTGCTACTCGGGTCGCCTCGGCACTGGCCGCATCCTTTGCCACCTGCGCCTCGTCGATCAACTTGAACCCCTTTCCCTGATAGCGGGCAAGATCGGCGGTGTTGATTTTGAGCCGACCGGTCCCCTCGCGTTCAACCTCACAAGTCGGTGCGGTCTGGGCTTTGGGTGGCGACGGTACTGGATTCTTTTTGCTGGACATGAGCGTTCCCCTTTAGGGTGTTAGGTGAATATGGACTCTGAAAAAACCCGGCGGGCGTTTGACCGCCGGGCTCAAAAGGATTTTGTATCAACCGACGACGCGGCAAGCAAGTTCAGGGCGAACGAGTTTGGTCCCCCAGAGGGCATCGAACTCCCAAGCATCCTGCTTGTGCTGGCGGCGAACTTCGAGGCGAAGTGAAAGGCCGGTCAATGGGTCGGACATAACGGCGATGTTCGCACTTGCTGAGGCGACCGAGGAGTTTTCCAACGGGCGGAGTGCAAGGGCGAACGCGTCACGGTGGAACGCAAGGTTCACGGTATGTGAATCCTTCAGGGTGACGGCAACGGGAGTGCCCGAACCGTTCACCGCGATTGCCAGAGTAGGCGAGATCGCAACGGCAACACCTGAGGTATTCAGGGTCGCGTCTGCGGTCACAACATAAGTCTGGAGGTCGCCCGCGATGGTGATGATGTCACCCTCAACAACGGTGGCGGTACCGATATCAACACCGAGCGTCACGGTTGCATCGCCAACTGCGGAGTTGGAGATGAGGGTGACGGTCTTAGCGAATGCGGTGCCGACGGTGTGCGTCGGGATGTCGTCATCGGCGAAGAAATCAAAGCCGTACTTGGTTCCAAGCACGCCGTGGATCTTCGCGTTTTGCTCACCGGTTTTCTCGAAGTCCGAGAATGCGGAGAGGGCAAGCGCGTTCGCTTCGCCCTCGTGGTCCAAGACCATCCGGCGGTCCCGGCGAGGGCACAACTGAGCGTTGAGGACCTTGCGGGCTTGGACGGCATCGGCGACGGTGGAACCGAACGGTGTGGTGCCTGCGGTACCCACATAACCATACACACCCGTGTATTGGGCAAGCACGGTCTGGTTGATGGAACCGGCCAGCGCACGAAGCGACTCGGTGACATACATAGGGAGGAAATGTTCGTTCTTGCTGACTTCCGCCTGTTGCTTGTCGGTGAGGTGGAACGGTTCGTTCTGCTTCCAGTTGTCAAGCGGGATAGCCACGGTGCCGGGGGTCTTATCCACGGGGGTCGGGTCGGTCACACCGGGGACAACATCAATCACGCCGATGGAAGTTGGAACGGGGACATTGATAACATCACCCTTCTTGGCTGCCTCGCTGGAGTAATCGGTGTTTACCAACTGGGTGAGAAGGACGGTTTCGCGGAGCGACATGAGACCCCGCGCAAGAATCTTGTGCATTACATTTGTGAGATCGTTCGCCATAGCGAATCTCCTTGTGGTGATGGTCGGTTGACCGGGCTTAGATTTACAGTGGAGTCTTTCGCATCGGCATCCCGCCTAGCGTCCAACAACCCGAGGAGCATCCCGCAACCCGGGGGGTATCAATCGGCCCATTGGCATCCCGCCGCTGGTGATCGATACAAAACTCTAACATGCCCCAGACCTAAAAGCAAGTCGGTAGCAAAAAACCGACCTATTCCCGGGGACAAGGTGGGAACAGGCCGGTTTGTGTGTGCTTTCGCCGCCGTTTAGTTGACGGTGACCTTGCCCGAGGCAATATCTTCAAGACTGCCGGACAGACCATCGGAGTCACCGGCGGAGACAAACCCGGTCCTTCCGCCGCCCCTCGGCTTGTCGTTCCGACCGCCGCCGGTCCCCGAGGAACTACCCCCGGCAAACGCTACGGCAAGGTCTGGGTCGTTGCTGAGTTCGTCGAAGTATTCTTCTGAGGTGAGCCGCCCACCCGCGCCCGAGCCCGGTCGAACTTCCCCGTTCTCGTCGAGGATTTCGATAACGCGTTTCCCGTCCGCGTCCTTGACCACTCGGGACACCTGTTCCCAGAGTGGAATGACGAACTTCGCATTACCCTTCACTCGGTTGTTGTTGGAAAGCCCTGCGGTCTGGAGCATCATGCGTGAAATGTCCGCTTCGGCTGCGGTAAGTGACCCGGTAGCGGTCTCCAACTCCAACTTGTGCGCCTTGCCAAGTCGGCTGCGCTCGGCCTCTACGCTGGTGCGAATCCGTTCATCCACATCGCCGGTCCCTTTTGCTACGGTCTCCATTGCGTTGCGGGCATCGTCCGCGTCAATATAGCTTGGGTCTGCGCCATCCTCGCCCGGAATCTCGTAAATCTTCAAGCGAGATTCTGCGGCGTTGCCCCGGCGGCGTTCGGCCTCCAGTGCGGATTTGATCGGTGCCACATTCTCCAACGCGTACCCACCTTGCGGGGTCACATCGAGCATATGGGAATCTTCCGCCCCGGTAACGGGTGTGTAATGTTCTCGGACTCCCTCGGGGAGTGCTTCGAGTTCTGCGGTGGTGATCTTTGGTTTCAGTGCCATGAGCCGTTCTCCGTCTTGTTTAGTTATTTACGCGTAAAGGATGCCTCCATAGTATACCCCGCCGGGGCCAAAACGCAAACCGCCCCCCGGGGAGAGAAACCCGAGGGGCGGCAACTTGAGAGAGAGCGTCTAGTTTACATCAATCGTCCGATTGACGCATTCCCCGGGATGCCCCCGAGATGTCTTTACCCAAGCCCTCCATTGCCCTGCACCCACCGAGGGAGAGCAAGAGAGCAATGGAGCCCCCCATCATCAACCCATAAAGGGCGAATCGGGTAGGGGCGGAGGACAGGGAAACGGATTTAGAAAACTTCATAACAACTCCTAAAAAGTTCTCGGCTCCGCCGATCTGGGTGAACCTCGGAATCATCCGAGGGTGAAAGGACTGGCGAGTGTTTCCCGCTCGCCCGCCCGTATGCTGGCGATGGTTTCCCAATCGCCAACTTGCATGAGGTCTATCAATGCTCCGATGGAAGTAGGAGGGTGAAACGCTCGGAGTCACGATGCAACCACAAAGTCACTTCGCCGTCAAAGCCCGCATCGAACGGGAAGTCGCAATAGCCGAGCCGCTGAATAACTTTGGCCGGGCGTTCCTCGCCGGTGAGTTTGTTCGTGATCGTGTAAACCACCTTCGCCTGATTCTTGGCCCGGGGTCCGCACTTGATGAGCTTGATGGTCCTCGTGTCGCCAACCGGTAGGTACTGGCCCAACCTCTTTCCGTGTGGTAGGTGTGAGGCAATGAGATCGATGAGCCAGAACGCCCCGGCACCCTCAGCCAATGCGAGAACTCCCGAGGTGTACACGGCATCCCGTAAGAATGGCATCTTTGTGTAGTGGTCCGAGCATGAGCAATGTGCGAGGTCTGAGGCGTGGAATGTTTTTGTGAGTGTCATGGTGTTGGTCTTTCGTGGTTTAGGTATTGATGGATATATGGTTTACGCCCAGCACCGGGCGGTTTCTTCGTCCTGAATGGCTTTTACTATGGTGGTCAGTTCTGCGGGCTCAAATATGGTGCGGACTCCGTTGGATCGGAGAACCAGTTTGCGGCCCTGCTCTCCTACGCTCGCCCACCCCTTTAGGTATGTGGTCATATCGTCCAGCGTGGAATCAGCGTACCCGCTCAGTATGGCGGGCATGGTGTTCGAGCGGTAGGCGGAGAGGACGGCGATGAGTTTCGTGGCGGTGAGTGACATAGTAATCTCCGAACCGGACTATCCCGGTACCTAAGTGTATCGGTTATTTATTGACGCGTCAATCAACTATGGGAGATATTTAGCAAAAAATGTCAGATAGTGCGCCCGATCCTCGGTTGGGTGAAGCAAGGCCGGTTTCCCATCGGGAGAAACTTTCGGCACCCGAGCGAAAGGTGGGTGAAAGGGTCGTGAAAGGATCGTGAAGGATCGGGCTGGGCCCGGTGAGGCCAACAAACACCAAACATCGTCGCGACCCCTAGAAACCGACCCCCTCAGGGCCTATCTAAGCCGGTCTAGATTGGCATCCGTAGATGGGAGGTCTGTGAACGAACAAACGCTTACGCGGGACTTACGCTGGCCTTACGGTTGTCTTACGGTTGTCTTACGGTGCTAGTACGGTGCCGCCGGGTGCGAAGTGGGGAGATGCGTTTCGCCGAGTGGGGAGATTAGTTCCAGATCGCTTCCAATTGTGCCAGCGTGAGAGGCCGTCCCTGAGGTGTGACGAATCGGGAGATCGGCATCCCCTGCCGAAACAACTTCGCCCGGCCTACGCCGAGTGCCTCGTTTTGGATCGCAACGGACTGACCCCGCAACCACTCTGGATAGAACAGCCGCGCCGGGACCTGACCGTTCATTGATGCGCGAGTAGTGTCGGTCATATCCTTGAACGGCAAGCCCATTTCTTTCCACGATTTCATAATGGGAATCACGGTCGAACGGCAATTGATATGAAGCGGCGGGCGCGGGCCCTGTCCGACCGGGAAAACTTGCCCATCGATCGATGCACAAATATCGGTTGTCCTCGCGTCAAGCGTGGCAACATACTGGTACCCCTTGATGATGTCGGAGTTCGCCGCAAACGATTCCTCCCGAGCCCGTGCCGATACATGAGTGATCGAAGTACGGACAACGGATTGCACATTGCGGCGAGACGAACCGAACGCGCCGGGGAACGATCTGGTTCCTCGGATTCGTCGCACGATCTGATCGACCGATTCGCCGTTCGCAATCCCCGAGTTGATTGCCTGCTCAACTTGCCGAGAGGTGTCCCGGGCGAGCCCAGCCCACCACTGAGTCAAGGGCGCACCCTGAATCACCTCCCGATTGACAATCTGTTGGAGCATCCCCGCCGTAGGCAACCCGAATGAAATGGACACGGGCATTGCTGCGGTGACTGATGCGCCCTGCCAAATCCCCTCCATCCTACCGAAGTCGAGGAGTTGGGCTTTCGATGCGGTCCGGGTTGTACGAAAGCCGTCGCGTGAAATGGCCCTGAGGTCTCGGACCATATCACGGTAACGCTGCGCCGAGCGGGGGGAAACCATCCGGTTAGCCGTGTGGATGCGGGGGAGGTCCTTTGCCAGTTGGGCCATGAGGTTTGAGTACACATCGTCGTCCAACATCGATAGCAACCGATGAATCTCGGAGACCTTGAAACGCTCCACCATAATCGCACGGCGGATCGTGTCACTCAAGATTTGTTCGTTGACCGTGAGAGGCATTATTCATCGCCGTCTTTCGCGGCCTTCCGCTCGGCCTTCCGCACGGTTTTCTTGTCAACCACCTTTGGTTTCTCGGGTGGGTCTTTGGGACCGTCCTTTGCCTTGGGCTTTTCCTCGGGCTTCTTGGGTGGTTCCTCGGTGCGGTCGGTGATGTCATCGAACGGCGTAGGCATCGACGCGTCAAACTCCTCGGATGCCTCCTCCACTTCTGCCTCGGCATCCATATCGTCCGGCAAGATACCACGACGCTGAATCTCTTTGAGCCGCGTGGTCTTGGTAATGATGCCGTCTTGCTGCAACTCTCGAAGCGTCTTGCTATCGCTCTCGGCGTTGGAGCCGATGGAAAACTCTGAGAAGATATTTACGGCGAAGTCCTCGGGAAGTCCTACTTCCATCCATGCCGCCGCATTGTGGAACGCTTGCTCGATTGTCCGCTCGGCATTGCGAACCCATGAGTGGATTGCCGTGTCCCCACTGTCCTCATCAATCACCCGGTCCCCAAGAGTCTTTCCGTTCCGACGCTGGGCGAACGGCTTCATCCCGAGGACTTCCATTTTTTCTTCTAGGTCCCTGAGGTCTTGACGACCGGCACCGATTGACGCGCCGGAGTGTTCGACAAACTTCAAGTCCGCGTCCGTGTCGGTGGTACCGATGAACTGGGTTGGGCCAATGACCAAACCATTCTCCACCTGATCGTCCGTGAGCCCACTACCAAACAGGATGCCGACCCGGGCGTATCGCAGAATGTTCCGGTGGTCTGACTGGGATTGCCAGTGAGAGAGGTTGAGCCAAGCAAGGTCCTCCAACGGGGGCTCGGAGATCATCGGCGAATCGGATTCAGTGTAGAAGATTTCTAGGGGGATGGAACCGAATGTGTGGAACCCCTCATCATGCAAAGAATACTCGGACTCACTCGGGGCCTTCCGGTACAACTTGAACCCGTCCGGCGTAATCACGCGGACATACTCAACAACCTCAGTACCCCAATCGCCCTTGGGCTCATCTTTGCGTTCGATAAACCGGACTTGCTCCAGTTCGTCGGTGCCGGGTAGGAACCGCCACCCGATGATTTGGGAGGCGGGGTAGAGGATGAACACCGGGCGGAGGTTCAGTTCCTTCTCATCCTGTTTGGTGCGGTTCTCGGGCGCGGTGGGGAAGTCAGTGAACACCCCGGAGTGCCCGTAGTGGATTCCGAACTTGAGGAGTTGATGCACAAAGTCATGGAGCGAAGTGCCGAACCCGTCCACATCATCGACGAGGTATTCCATCGACTCGGGCAAGCCCTCCACGGTCACCGGCTGGGAGGTCGGCTTGTCCACGATGCGCTTGATCGTGTCTTTGTACGCCGGGAACAGGACCGACATATCGCGGCGGATAAGCCACGACTTCGACGCTTCCGCTTCGTGCTTAGGCAACCATTTGACACCCGCCCGGCGCATATCGGGGGTGCCCCCGAGGAGATCATCGGGGAGGTCCCAATGCTCTCTCATAGATTTGTATGCGGCAACCGGCTCATCCACTTTGGAATCAACGGATGCGGCGGTGCCCGAGTTGGTTTGAAGTCCGGTTGGTGATGGCATGGTTTACTCTGGTGTGGGTTTAGCCCTGATCGCGGGCGCGCTTGCGGGCGATGGCGGCTTGAACATCGTCGTGGGTCGCATCGCGTACAAGATCAAGGTCGGTGAGTTCCTCATCCGTGAGGTCTCTGTTTTCTCCGCCCATTACTGCGAGGAGTTCGGCGAACTTCTCGGAAACAATGAGACCGGCATCGAGAGCGTTGAGCAAAGTCATTACGGTGGCTGGCAAGAACATGGGTTTCTCCTAAAGTGGTAAATCCTCGGTCCGCTGGTTTCCCGGCGGTCTGAGGTTCGGTTGGTGCCCGTACATCACGGGCTGGGTTCAAGTTCGGCGGGCGGGGGAACCCCCGGGTCCGCTGCAATTTGCTGGAGTGATGCAATCACCCGGCGGAACCGGGCGTAATGCGAAAGCGCAACCTCATCGTTTCCGCTATCGAGGGCCGCACGCATATGGACAAGTTCGGCGTGAGCCGCGTTGTCGATGGTCCCAATGACCTCGGCGGTTTCCAGTGATACGAAATCGTTATCGATTGCAATGATGACAAGGGCCCCCGCCGCTGCATACGAATGGATACCCTTCTGATATTTCTGTGAAGCGGTGCCGCATCCGCCCACGCTGGACAAGATGAGTACGGCACCAATGAGCAAAGTAATAAACCGCATCGATGTTCTCCTTTTGCTGCGGTGACTCCCGGGGCTTCGGCCTCAGGACTGTTTGTCGCCCTTCTGAATCCTCAACTCTTTCGAGCGGAGCGGCGAGATATGTCCACCTGATTCGGGAGCGGCCATAAAGCCGCCGTTGTTGAACCAGTGGATAATCGGGTCGGCAAGAATCCCGGCAAGGCCGACCAAGAGACCGGCCACGGCAACGGAAGTGTTGTCGATGAGTAGTTCGGCCTCCGGTGGGAGGTCCCGGCCTAGTCGCTCGAACACCCAGAGCGAACCGCCTGAAAGTACCATCCCGATATAACGGGAAATGACTTGAATCCATCTATCGAATCTCATAGCAACCACCTTTCCTTTTTAGAGTATAGGCCAAAGGGGAATCATCCCCGAGTGACCGCGGTACCCCACCAATCCACGATGGTATTGATCCCGCTCACAAGCACCTGACTAATCTCCCCATCCTTCACCCGAAACGGCTCTTTGTCCCCCGGCAAGAGCGTTGCGCCACCTGAGGCACCATGAAGTTCGGGGATTCGCACAACGAGGTTTCCCGTTGCGGCGATCCGGTTCCGTACCGTGATAGTTGTGAGTTTGTCGATACCCTCGCCCGCGGCGAAAGCAACGGACTCGCCTGCGATTGCGACCTGAGCCGCGCCCGTTGCGCCTTGTGTGATTGTCATTTTATGCTCCTAGTTTGTTCAATCGTGCCCGACACCAAGCCCGATCCCGTTCAAGGAGATCGGGGACTCTTTCACATTATACACATATCCGATGGTAGAGAACCGCCGCTCCGCTGGATTTTGGATTCCCTCCCAATCATTGCTGTCCAAAAATGTTTTTACTGAACCTACATCGCAGAGTAAATAATACCGTTTCCCGTTAGCCACCGGGGAAACCCCAGACCAAGTGATGGTGTCCTGATTGGGGAAAGACCCCACCGTAATATCCACACCAATGACCCCCTCGGCCACTTGTGCCCCGGTGTCTGCATCGTGCAAAAACCATGAGCCGGTGCCCGGTTCCATAGAGACATTGAAGATTGCAATATAGGCCATCGTGCCAGAGGTGGCATCGACCTCAGTTGCACCGTTTATCGGAGTTCCGTTTACGATATTCGCCATAGCCAAATCCTTACGGGTGTACCCTACGGGGTGGTGATTCTCTCAACCGATCAATCTCCGCCTTGTTGTCTCGGATCTCTGCCCACTGAGCCGCGTTGAGTGGCGCAACATGCTGATCGTGATCCACCCGCCACTCCTCGCCGGTCTCGATACGATTCTCCAACATCGTCGCCCACCGGTTAAACTCATTCACAGATTTAGCGTCGAGGTCTCTCATCTCCCGTTGCAAATCGGTGTCGAGTTTCATTACCGCATTTTCTACGGCCTCGATTGCGTCGAACGCCCGATCCATCCGCTGAGTCATGGACGCTTGTTTCTGCAAAGTATCAGAGTGGCCCGAGGATGATTCGTGCGACTCTTGTGCCGCCGAAAGGGCCACTTGATTGGAGGCAATCGGAGAGAGGGCAAGCACGCCGATGGTGATGATGAGGGTGACCGAACCGAGGAACGCGGTGAGCCCGCCGATGATGATTGTCACGATGAGCGGCCACGATGTTTTACCAATACCACTGACCGCGCTTCGGATCGCAGAAATATCGGCTTTGGTCTCGGATTGGAAATCTCGGAACCCAAGCACCACGGATTCCAGCAACGCCTCAATCTTACTGAGGCGTGATTCGTGATCTTCATGGCGGGTGTCTACTTCGTTCGGCATAGCATCGGCTCCAAATAATGGGGTACAGAGTTATTCGTTGAGCCATTTTACAATATGCGGGATCGCCTCGATTGTCTCATTTGCATAGATCCTAGACATCAACTCGGAATGGGGATTGACCCAAATAATGAGGGTATCGATCTCAGTGTACCGGAAAACTTTGAGGTAAAGGGCGAACCACGCCTCATTATCGGTAATCCACCTCGGCCACATCATCGCCCAGATTGGTGTACCGGGAACAGTCAAATCCTCATCCATTGCCTTGTAGCCGAGGAGAATCCGATCAACATGATCCCCCGCGGTCTCTTTGGTGATTTCCCGATTGGATGCTGGCCCGCCCATCGGGTAGAGATTGAGTTGGGCATAACCATAGTGCCGAGTGATGCGGCGAAACTTTTTCATATTTCGTACATGGAGCGGGTTGGGCGCACCGTACCCAATGACCCGTGGCACCCCATAGATTGAACCCGGAATATCGGGGAGTACATCGGCGCACCCCGCATAGGCATCGCGGAGGAACAGAACATCGGCCTTGCTGAAACCCTCACCAGAGATCCGAGGCCAGAGCCACGATCCGATTACATTCCCGTCCTCATCGCGGTGCCTCGGCTCATAATCGTAATACCACGCGGTAAACGGCTTCGGAGACCACGCCCGTTCGAGCCGCATCCGGGTAGTCTCCGCGGTGTACTGTCTAACGGTCATCCCATCGGGCAAACTGGCCTTGATGTCCTCATCGGGAAACACGCTGTTGATCCGCGCCGTGATCTGGAGCATATATTCGACCCGCTCCATCGGGAACCCCGCCGCCTCAATGCGGGCGAGATAATCGCGGTTCCACTCCTCGGTGCCGGGCATACAAATAAAGATGCGCCGCTCGGGCTTGGGCGGGATTACCGGCTCGGTCATATCGATGGCAAACTCACGCTCACCGCTTTCGTATGCCTCATTGAGCATAAGCGTTACTTCGTCGAGGTCGGTCGATTCAATGACATACTGACCGAGTGCGGGCGCGGAGAAGATCATTGCGATTGCGATGATGAGTTTCATGGGGTTATCCAATCGTGATTTCGATTTGCATCGGTCGGTGTAGATTTGCATTGACATTCGCCACGGCATCCGAGATTGCCTTCGCAATCACGCCACCACCAACGCCCTCGGCGAGTTTGATTTCGTGTACCTGCGGAACACGGTTGAAGGTGAGCGGTTGCCCCGGAAGTTGGTGCTTCGGATTCGGCACCACAACCTCGGCGGTCGGTGGTCCGGGGTCCACCGTCAAGGTTCTATCTTCCCAACTTTGATACCATAGTTTTGCTGACATTTCGATTCTCCTTTTAGTCGTCTGTATAATCAATGCCCCAACCGAGTTCTAAAAGGATCCCGGTTTTGGCTGGCATTTCCATCCACACCCATGAGTTCGCGGGGATGGTCGCATCGTTGAATGAAGTAATGACCGTGCCGGTGGTGAGACTTGTGATTGCACTACCGCCGGTCACCACTTCGATTCCGGTTGCACTCCGATCCGGGCTGTGCCGGATTGTGATCGTGCCGGAAGTTCCGCCCCGAAGTACACCGGTGATTTGCGTGACCGTGATTGCCTTTGTGGTGAAGAAAAGCGTTTGGTCGAGTGAGGTTCCGGGTCTCCTAATGAACCCGCCCTTTGATCGCAAGATTTTCTCGCAAGTCAGTACGCCGCTGCCATCGGAGAACCACACGCCGCTAGACACGATGGCGACCGGCCAAGTCCAAGTCACATTGGACGCGATGCTTGCGGGGATCGTGAACAGAACTTTGTTCGTGCCGTTGTTCGCCGCCTCTCGCCATGCCACTACGGCGGGGAGTGTGGGGTTTGCAATCGAGTTGCCGAATGTCGTTTCGGGAGTTTGGCACACCCATGAGGATGAAGCATCAATCTCAAAGATGTCAACGATGATCGCGGCCACATCAAAGAACCCACTGAGCCGCATCAAATACATCATCTCGGTGCCGTTGGCTACGAAACCGAGTTTGTCCGCCTCGGGATTGTGGATGCCTGTATTCGTATCGCCGCTAAACGACAATCCGGGGAACGACACCGAGCCCGAGTTGGCGAGGATTACATCGTCCTGTTTGTAATAGGTGTCCGGCAAGTCCGCTTCCACCAGCAAACGACCGGCATAGTTGCCGCCACCCACCGGGGTCATCATAATGAAACTTCCAGTCAGTGCCGCCGTATCCACATCGCTCAACTGGGGCAGCATGGTAACGCCTGCGCCGCCCGCACCGCCCCCGCCGCCGATGGTCACACGCAAGTCCTCATTCTGTGCGAGGGTGAAGGTGCCGCCGCCGCCGGTGCCGTGCTTGACCGTCAACCGGGCGAGGGTAAACCCAACGCCTCGGAACGCTTCGGGGATCGTGTACACGGCGGTTTTGTCTGCATCGAGAACGGCTGCGGCCTCGGTGTTGTACGAACCACTTGGGAGATTGATATAGGTCTTGCTGTTCGCCGCAATCTCGCACACCGATTCCCATACGACGAGGTTGTAAAACTTGTTGCTGAGAGTGTTGCCATCCGCATCGGTGAGTTCACCCGTGAGGTCGCCAACCTTCTTGAACGCGGTCACGCTGTCGTTGACGATAAACACATCGTCACCCGCTGCGGTATCGAACGCCTCCACATCGTGCGGGTGAAGCTGCAACGCCGAGCCCGCACCGAATGAAATATCAAAAGTACCAACGCCCACTGAGACATTTACTTCGAGACCTGTCATCCAAGTTGTTGCCTGCGACCGAATCCATGAATTGATATGTGCGAGGTGACCTTGCGCCCCGTTGATGGTGTGGTCTGTCCAGATTTGGAACTTGAGCGGCCCATGCGATTGCACCGCCGTTGCACTCTGGCAAAGAACCTCAGCAACCGGTGCGTATTCCGTAGAAGGCCATCCCGAAGTCGAGACGGTCAGAAGTTTGTCGCTCTGCAAAATGTAAATATAGTTTCGTACCGGTGCCGTGTCTGTGCCAGCCGTAAGGGTGAGGGTGGCGGGCGGCGTGCAATCGTGAACATGGATATGGTCGGTGAACACCACCCGCATATCACCGCCGCCGTCCTTCTGATATGAAAGCGTGATCGTTGCCCCATCACTCGAAACATTTACATCGGGGTCGTCAAGCGTAGCACCCACGAAAAACTCCATCGTGTCATGCAAATCTGTATCGAGGTCGGTGTGGTCTACAAGACTCCACTCCATCGTCAACTCACGGTTGGCAATCGAAACGATGCTCATACGCTGATTTGCCGTGCCCGCATCCGGCGGCATGATGATGGTGTACCCGCCGTTTGTCAATGCGTCCGGCGCGGACAGGTAAACCCGACCGCTCAAATCCATTGATTGAACGCTGAGTGCGCCCGGGGCAATCCCCTTGATCGCACTCACCCCAAGGTGGTCTGGAAACAACTGCGCTTGACGCTCGGCGATACCCGCCGCAATATCATCGGCGGTCCCGGTGCTTTGTTTCCCATCGTATGGCTGGAGTGGCATACGAAAATGATACCCGAGACCGGGCACCTTTGCCAATCACGCCGCCATATTGACCAGTTTCGCCCCTCCGGTCATTGGGAACGCTCTGGTAATGTAATACCCGAACGCGTCTGAAATGTGCGTGAGTTTGGATTCTGGGTCGTTTGGGTTGGTGGGTTTGTAAATCTGATTGCCCTTATACCGCACGCCTTCGAGGTCTCGGGTCAGCATCGGGCACGCAATCGGATCAATGTAAAGCCGGACCGTTCCATCAATCGCCCTCAGTCTGGAGTTGAGGGAGTTGACCCGCAACCGCACCCGGGGGTTGGCCTTTGGCACACGGAAGATGAGCCGTGAACCGAAGTGAGGTTTGAGTACGCCGCGAACCAAATCCCAGTCGGTGCCTCGGATGTTTGAGGAGGTGCGTTGCCCGCCCGCCGAGTCGCCATACACCAGAACCCGCCCCCGGTGCCCCTTCCACTTCTCCCATACCTCGGTCGCCACTACCTCGGTGTTCGATCCCTGCTCAATGTAAACCTCACCGAGTACCAGCGTGCATCCGTTCACCTCTTGGCAAATCACGGCCACCCCGGGTGTGTGGTTGAAGTCGAAACATAGGATGAGGTCCGCGTCTGGGTTGTAATGCTCAATGAGATTCGACTTGCCGTTGAACGCGGGGGCAAACGAGTAGTAGACGCGGCCAGCGAAGTTGACGAACTTCGCGTTGTACTCTTGGTCGAATGTCATTTGATCCATATCGGTTCGGGCCTGCTCAATCTCAGAAGCGGGGAGGATTTCACCCGATGTCCAAGTAAACCCGGACCATGCGCCCGAGGTATCGGCGAGGGCTTTCATCCACAACTCGTAATAGTGATTGCGGCCTTCGGGCACGCCGATGAAGTCAGCCGTGCCGAGTTGGTCCGACAACGCGGGGCGGATGTTTGAGGTCCACGCGCTCGCCTTGATGTTGCCGTATTCATCGAGCGTGATATGGCGGATCGGACGGCCCTCAACTCGCTCTGGTTTATCGAGCCCCACCACACTGATCTCAACCGAGTTGACGAGCCGAACGGTCATGCTGCCAAGCGATACCTTTTGCACCAGTTCCTTTGGGAATAGATTGATGAGTGGTTCCCAGAAGATACGCCGGGCCTGTCCTTCGGTTGGTGCCGCGAGAATGTACCACGCCGAGGGGATGGTTTCAATGAGTGCCTTCTTTGCCACCCGCCGAATAGCGATGTCGGTCTTTCCCGAACGCCGCCCCGCCGGTACCACATTGAACCGAGAATTGGAGTGGAGGAACTTCTGTTGCTCCTCATGGTACCGCAACGGTTTCCAGAAACGGGGTAGCGGGCTATCGGTGGTGGAAACGATCTGGACCATGCTTTAGGTTGCACTCTCTGCGGTGACCGCTTCGGGATCGCTGCTCGATTGCATCATTGCAGAGATTGCGGCCATCGTCTTTTCTGCGAGGTCGGACGCTTCACGAACATCGGTGTCCTTGGTGAGCCCGAGGAGGATATTGAGTTCCCGGCGTGCATCCATCTTCTCCCGGGTCGTCACCTCAGGGTCATCAAGGATCGCCCGATAGAAGTTGATCGAGGTGCGGCGTTCAATGTCGATGTCGAGTTTGGCGGTCGTGTCCACCGCTTCGGGTTTCTGATCGTTGAACGCGCCCACGATCTTTCCATCGGTGCGCTCCAGAATCATGCTCATATGTTTCGCATCACCACGCGATGCCTTGAACACCGAAACGAGTAGAAGCACATCGCCAATATCCATATTGCTGATTGCCTGATCGTCCACCTCGCCCTGTCCCTTTACCAACCGCTCCATGAGGTCCCGGGCAAAGTCGAACTTCCCCGCGTCGGCTCGGATGAGTTGGCGCAACCGCTCGCGCATCGATCGATCTTTCGGCGGTCTCCCCGCTGGGTTGCCGGACTGGCCCGGCCTGAACTGGTGCTTTCGGAGGTGGGCGTATGGGTCGGGTCTCCCTGTATCGGCATCGGTGCCCGGGGTGGGCATCGGCTCACTCTCCTCGGCTTCATCACCCGCCACCCGCCGAACAATCGCACCGGGCTCGGGGAAATCATCATTTTCGGGTGTTTGGGGTTTGTTCCCTTGCCCTCCCCCAGAAGAATCACCACCTGAGCCCACCAAATCCCCCTCGGCTTCGTCGTCGCCTTGATCGCTGTTCGTGTTGCTGATCCCAGTGTCATCGGTCATACGCTAAATCTCTGGAGTGTGAACGCCACCTATCCCCCGGGTAAGCCCCGGAGAATCGCCGACAATGAGCCGCCCATAGTGTAGCGGATGATTGACCGGTTGAGCAACCCCACCCCTTAGACGGCGTTCACGGCCCCCTCATCTAGTAATCCAGATCGACCCGATCCCCGTTCGAGAGGATGGCAATGGTGTTGTTCTTGCCGCCGTTCTCCAACCGCAAAACCGTGATCCTCATCGGCAACCCGGCGATGGGCTCACCGGTCTTGATAAGCACGGCAAGCGCATCCCGTGGGATGTCTCGGACATACGCCGCCAACTCCCCCGCGCTGGGGTTGGGATTGATCGGGCTGGTAAGCCGACCGCCTGAGAAGTCCCGAGTCATGCCGTTGGAGAAGGTGAACACCGGCGCACCTCTATCCCGCACACTTCTAGTAACCCGAACCACGCTCACCCCATCGAGCCCCGGAATCTCCCGAGCATCGTCAAAGAGCCCTTGGAGTTGATCGGCGGTGTACTGATCGATGGTCTGGATAATGTGCCGGGCTTCACGCCCAAACTCGGTCGTCGGCTCGGGATCATTTGGCACCGACAACTTTGTCTCCCGAATCACCGTGTAATCACCGTGGTTTGATCGACCGGTAACGCCGCCCAACCCAATAGAGAACTGAACATAGACCCCCACCGAGTCCACCCCGGTAATCTCAAACTTCCCCGCACGCCAGTTGTGCGTTCCCGGGTTCAGGGTCACCATCTCGCCAACCTTGCCATGAACAGTGACCGACCCCAACTCCCCCACGATGCTAATCTCAGTGCGAGGAGTGAACCCCGGCCCGGGTGCGATGTCTACCTGAAACTCGTTGAGTGCGGTCACCACCCCATCCTCAGCCCGGGCCCAACCCACGCCCGAGAGTTCCCCGTGAACGCTGCGAATATACCGCCACCCACTGAGCATATCCCGAGCCGCGTCAAGCAAGCGGGCCAACGCAAAGCGGTCCACCAATGCTTTTTGTCCGCCGGGTTTTTCACTCAGCGCATCGGCACGGATCGCCGCCATGATTTCTTTGATGGTGGTCCACGGCACGGTAATCTCGTACTCCGATTCCCCTTGGTCACCCTCGGGCCCGTCGAACTTATACTCCCCGCTGTGGGTCATCTTTGTTTCCGCCGAGGGAGTCAACGCCCGGTCGAACTGCCGGGCCCGCTCATCACCTACGGCGTGCTTTGCGTCTTGGTTCGCCGTTGTGCGTCCCTGAATCTGTCTCAACCCCGCCGCGAACTCCTCTACTGTGAATCCGGTTGACTTGATGAGTACGCACACACGCTTTACTCTTTCCTCATTGCTTTCGTAGTCCATCGCTTAGTCCTTTCGTTTTTATCGCCGTTCAATGGGTTTCGGTCTGTCCCAATAAAATCAGTCACGCCCCACCCGCCATCGTTGCAAGTGTGCATATCGGTCATATGAAAATCAAGGCCCGGCGTTGCGGGTTTCTGTCCGCCCCACACCACCGTCCCCAAGATTGTGTTGAACGCGGGTGCGCCGCACGGCCCACTACTATCCACAACCACCGCACCGCATCGCCTGCATTTGTATTCGAGATTGAAGGTCTTAGGCATCTCTACTCCTCCCAAATATGATCGCACGCATGGCAAGTAAACTCACCGCCCTCGCCGTCCGTGTCGAACAGTTCCTTTACCACCTGCTCCCCGTCATCGTTCCGAACGCCGCACGCCGGGCACTCTTTGCCATTTGGGTATTCAGTATTTGCCATCCTGGTTCTCCTAATCTGGTTCGCTTCGTGTGCGGCATCTACAACGAGCCGCATGAAGAAGTTTCTGTCAATGTCTTTCCCACTGGTGATGTCTCGGAACTCGAATGTATGTGGGAAGTCGTCAAGGACCCAGAACACAAAGTTGCTATCGGCGCACCGCTTCCAACCGTGATACCCATGAGCGTCTTTGTATTCGATGTCTTTGTACTGGTATCTCATCGCGTATCAATACTCCGTAGTTGAAACACACCCACGGGGGAGGTTTTTGTAAGCACTTCGGGGGACTCTAATCACAATGTCGCACCCGCTCGGGAAATCTTTGAGGAGGTCGGGCGCGTCCTGAGTCATAATGTACAACTGGGGCTCCAAGTACAACTCCACCTTTGGGGCTTCATGGTCGCACTCATCCATATACTCGGTGAGCCCGCCGAACGGTTCGGCCACCACCTCGATTGCATCGGCCATACTCTCCGCCGATACCCAATGCGTTCCGCCATCTTCAACTTTGTACAGATTCATTTCCCTATCAATCCTTCCACTGGGTGAGCCCCAGTTCTTCGTAAATGTTTGGGCCATCGTGAGAGAGGAACGGCCCGGCCCGGTACGCCGCATCAATGATCGACGGTCGATCCCCAAACAAATCGTCACACACCAACACCATCCCATCGTCCTGAACCTCAGCAAACCCGCTGCGCTTGGTGCCGTCGCGTTGGGTCACGGTCAGCGACACGAATCGGTTTGGGTCTTGGATAAACGCGGCCTGCGCCTGCCACATACGAAAGTTCGCCTTTGGTCCTCGGGGGTTTAGGAACGCCATGTACCGAGAGGAGTTCCGCCGAAGATCCAGGGGTGACTTCTCCCGAGGTGCCGCACGCCCATAGCCGAACGCGCCACCGCTGCTCCGAGTCAGATAGCCGGGGGTTGGTTTCATGCCGCCATCCATTCGAGTAAAGGGGTGTAGTGAAAGAGGATGACCGTCAACGGCGGACCGAGCAAGTACCCGCCGCCGATGAGCATCCCAAACAAACATACGGCCCCGGGGTTCTCGTCTTTAGGGCAAGTCCATAATCGTTTGAGTGATGCGTACACCATCGGAACGCCAACGATGATGAGGATAATCATTGCCCAGTCAATCCATCGCATTGCTAGTGACCTCCCGCGTAATCGTGTAGTTTTCCTTCGGACCTCAGTTCGTTCCGCCGCATAGCAAACTCCATATGGTCCGCACAATCTTCCCAGTCGTTGGGGTGCCACTCATCAATGACGGTCACCCGGTCGCACTCCGCGTGATACCTACTCCGCTGGAGTTCGCCATCGAACACCCCGACAAACACGCGGTGAAGTTCGCCCTTTGGAATCATCTCACCGCAGAGAAAACATTTGTGGGGTTTCCTGCCGACCACTTGGGTTTGACTCAGGCAAGTAGGCATCACGAACCACCTTTCAAGATCGTTGCAATCGTAATCGCCGCCGCAATAAGTGGGTCGAGGTGGTCATGGCTCCAGATCAAAAGCCCAAGCACGCACAAGAAGAACCACCCGTTCATCCATGAGGTTTCGCCGTTGTTCTCGCCAATGCGGATGTCCCACTTACGCGGGTTGTCTGTTTGCTTTTCATTGCTCATTTGAACTTCGCTCCCTTCGGCCAATTCTTCGACCGCCGTTTCGGGGGGAACTTTGTGTGGTATGCTTTTTTGAGATTGCATCGGAAGCACGCCAACGCAAAGTTTTTCGGGTGGTCCCGGCCACCCTTCGACTTTGGTTTGATATGGTCAACGGTCGCCTGAGTGAGCGGGATCGATCGGTTTGCACAACCGCAACCAAGAGTCTGTTCACGAACCGTGGTCGTCTCGCCGCAGTAATCGCACTTTGGGTTCTCCGCCCACTCGAACGCCAGCCACGCCGCACGCATCGCACCCCGGGAAACCTTGACCCGCTTCTTCTTGCTCATCGCACCCTCACCACTTGCTTGCGCCGGGCGAAGTCGGTTCGGTACTTGTCCTCTTTTTTCATCGCCTCAAATGTGGGCGTGCCGTTTGGTGTGGGGATGCCCTTGTTCTGGTAATACTCTCGGCACTTCACCCCGTGGTAAACGCCCATCGATTCCATCGTGGACCGAACTTTCCGTTTTCCGTTGAGCATCCCGGGCCGGTGCGGATATTTCGCCGCCTCCGCTTCGATCTCATCCCATGCCTTCATCGCGTTTGTTTGTCTCATCGTGATCTCCTGCGCCTGACTTTGTAGGGGGGTTTCTTCGCCGCCCGGGATACCTGTTTGCCCCCGGGCTCTATGGGGCCCATCAACGCCGCCGCCATCTCCTCGGTGTAACGGGAGGTGAAGGACAGGGCCATCGACAACTTCCCAGCCGCGATTCCGGTCGCGTTGAGCGAATCGCAAAGCGAACGCATCGCAATGGATTCTGGCGGTGAGATTGGTTTGATGTCGTGGGTCATGGTTGCCTCCAGTTTATGTATACGCGTATCATACACCGTCCGCCGGGCGATGTCAACTCAGCACCCGCCGGGCAATAGTCCGCATTTGCTTGACCTGATTGCGGATTCGCCACGGCTGGGCCCGCTTCTCCACCTCGGTGTCCCTGATCTCCACAAGGGCATCGCGGTAATACTTGAGCCCCAAGCGGAGAACCTTGATCGTGTCCTTGTGCCGAGTGATGTCATCGGCAAGGCACTCGGGGCACGGGTACCAGAGTTGTACCGGTTCCGAGTCCTCGGGCACCGGAGCGTTTCGGATAACCAAGACCATGCCTTCGTTCTCTTTGCAAATACTGCAACTCATCGGTTTGCCACCTCGGGGAACAGTTTCTTGGCCCTTCGCCGTGCGGTGGCGGTGGACTTGCCGCCGCTCATCGAACGAATCGAGCGGTACCCCGGTTCGTTGGCCGGGTACCGCATCCCGCACTCGGTGTATCGGGTGTCGTGTTCGGTGATGAACGCGAGGAACGCCCCGGTGTCTTTGTTGAGGACCTTCCCACGGATTCGGGTGATGCGAATTGTCGCCGATTCACCCGGGGCCAAACGCTCAATAACTTTGTCACCTACCTTGAACATATCGATCATAATAAAACCTCGAATAATGCGATCAACCCCAACCAATGATGGCAAGGATTTGACCGTCTGGTGAAGATCGAACGCGGAGCCGTTCCGCGTCGGGTTGCATCGTCGCTTCGGTTTCAACCATCGGTGCGCCGTTCTCCATGCACACCAACATCTCAAACCCGAAGTCTTTCAGGATTTCCCTGAGCCGTGCGGTCGGCATCCCGACCGCAAACTTTGTAATCGTGAGCCGTGTCGAAAGACTGATCTTTTCCCAAAGCACTTGTTCCGCTTTACTCATCGCCATGACTGAATCTCCGTTTGCCATTTAGTAGTCCGCCTTTGTGCATCCCATTGTAACCGGGGCCACCCTCGGCTGCTGAACATCGTCCCAATCCTCGGGCTTGGTGGCCGCAACCACCTCAGGCCATACCCGGCCCGCCTTGATATGGTCGATGTTTGATGCCGAACATCCGTACAGTTCCGCGATCTCTTTACGCGTTTGCTTCCCCACCGCAAGCCGCCGTTTGATCTGGGCCACTTGGCTCGGTGTCGACTTCTGGAACCGCCGTTGATGCTTGATCTTCTTCATCGCTTGATCTCCAATCTTGGTTCGCGGCCTGAGCCGCGTCTTGATACTGAGGCCGGTTTGCTTTCCGGTTCGCCTCCACAAAGAACAGATAGTTATCCACCCACCGGCCCAACCACTCATCGTAAACCGGGTGATCGATGAGCGACCCGAAGCACATTGCCTCTGGGTGATCTTTCCCGAACTCACGAATCCGCTGGGTGTTCCACAACACAAACTCGGTCATCACACCGGGGGTCGATTTGCAATGGGTGTGTTGCTCCTCGGGGGTGCGGCCCATCGCCCGTGCGAACGCTACGAACCGGGTGTTCCACGCCTGACCGGGTTTGATCTCCACGGGGTCCGTTGCGGTTGATGCGATGGTGACCGGGACGGCGCACCCGTGCGGGGCAACCTCCGGTCGGCAGTACGGGCACGAATAAATCTGAAACCCGTTGCAGCGAATCGCCCCGTTGATCCGGGGGTACATCGTGGCGCAATCGGCACACTCGTAATACATGAAGTTCCGAACACCGTACTTTGATACGGCGGTCAATGTCCCGGGTTTCGGTTGGTCGGTCATCGTGAGCCCTCGCACCGGGATCATTCCCGGGAACTGAGTTTAGCACGGATTTATGCACGCGTCAATAACTGGTCAAAAGAAAAACCCCCCGCCGGGGTCAATCGGACGGGGGGCCATGAGGAGGTAAGGGAAACCGCCCTAAGGCGGAATGGGTGTGGGAGGTCTGGATGCCCACCCCGATAGTCTACTGGACTCTCAGCCCCACGGCAAACCGTGCCTCCCGGCACACACGGGGCCATAGCCCACGGCGAGGGACGCGGTTGTGGTGAGGTTCCGGGCACAGAATGAGCATGAGCCCGTTGCCCGCCCATGCTCTCCAGCGTGACCGGCAAAGTCCTGATCCACCTGAGCAATCGAGAGCCGATGCGCCGGGGTGCAACTCCGCCCTTGATCGAACCCGCCATCCTCGGCGATCCATCCGAGGAACACGGTATTCTCCCCGGCGTATGCCCCGGTTGACACGGCGATGCGCTTGGCGTTCCGCCCCTCGCGTGAACATGAGAAGTAGAGCGGTTGGGTCAGTGAGGTAAGGTCGATGCGAACATGCTGGCGATACTCCAACGACGCGTCCACGGCCTTGCGGATCGTGGGGAACAGTTCGCGGAGTGTCATCGTGGATTGCTCGGTCTCGGGGGGTGCCGCCGACAAGATGCGGTCCACCGCTGCGCGTTGCTTGGGTGTGTACGCCCGCTTCCCGATCTCCACAAGTTGGATCATCGACAACACGAACCCGCCGCCTGCGCCCGCACAACATTTCAGGCCGCTTGCTCGGATCATATCTTCGCCATAATGCTCAACGAGGTATTCAGCCGCAACGGTTTGTCCCATCGTAAGCCGACCGCCTCGGTCGATGCGCTGTAAAAGTGATTTACAGAATGCGTTTCCCTCACGCGAGAACATGCGTAGTTGGGAGGTGAGTTTATCATCGTCGTCTCTTACCAGTGATAGTTCTGTTAGCATTTCGTAATCCTCGATTCTCCACCAGTCTTTGAGGTCCCATACTTCCCCGACCCGTGAATCCTTACCCACTTTTTATACCATACCGGGTGCTTCTCGTAAGATGCCCAAACCCCGTTATTTCTCCGTAGGTGAACTCCCTCAATGGCTAACCAGTCGGGCCCGACCGTAACAAAAACCCCAATCCTATCACGCAAATAGTCCTCCAGTAAAGTGTAAACATTTCCACTTTTATTTGATGCCCACTCTGAGAACTTGCCCCCCTCATCAATCAGATTTTCATATAGCAAGGGGGCCTCAGTTTTTCGGAAAAGATTACGAAGTGACTCGAACATTTCATGGTCCTCGATTCGGCACCGGACAATCCCGATGCAATCCGCCGCCGTGATCTTTCGACCCCGGGGAAGGTGCGGGTGGGTGGGCTCACCCGTGAGTAATCCAGTAGGTGATAATCGGGAGGATGGCGGCCAGTTCTTCGAGGTGCTGGGCGCACTGGTTCTCAGTGATTCCCTCGCCGCCAATCTCAGCCAACGCCGAAATCAGTTGCGTCCCGAGGTACGCCCGGGCATGAACGCAATCGTCCCCGCCCATTTCGTCCGGCATCCACAACTTGACCGCATCGGGGCCCATATCACTGAGAGCGGTATCGGCAAACTCCTCGGAACCGAAACGGGCAAAGCCATTCCGGTACTGACTCCACTCTATGAAGTGGCGGGGGGCAACGCCCATATTTCTGTTGAACTCGAAATCAGAAGTGTGGAACTCATCGTTCATCCAATCGCGGATGATGTCAAACAGGAACGGGTAAGCGGATTTGGCTAAGAGTGTCATCGTAAATACCTCATGGGTGCCGAGGACAATCCCCCGGCACCCTAAGTGTATCGGATATTTATTCACGCGTCAATCAACTATCCCGGTCCCTTTGCAAGATTCTTTCGGGATCGGCCCTTACGGCAAGCAAGGGCCGATCCGTGGGGTTATTTTTTCTTCGGTGGGAGGTCAAGGGATGCGTTGAGGTCGTCGATCCTGACCGCCAGCGCGTTTCCCGGCTCATCGGTCACCACCGGCCACACCGAATCCACCACGCTCTCAATCTCTGGCCACACCTCAATCAACTTTGCTCGGGTGGTCACCGAGTCGAGGACCGCTTTGATATATGACTTTGCGTTGGTGGTATCGTCCGCCATTTTCGTAGACTTCGCCAGCATCGATTTCATCTTTTTGGCAATCGTCTTTCGTTTGACATACACAGGATCGGTTGCTCGGGTGGTGATGCTACTTGCGGAGAATCTCAAATGGTCTTGGAAGTGTGAACAGCAACGGCTACTTTGATTCGCCTCAATGTCATGCGGGATAAACCTACGCCGTTCTTCTCGGGCGGTCGTCGGGTCCACTGAGAACTTGTAGAAGTTCGTTTTCCCTTCGTATGAAAGATAGAGACCGGCGTACTTCGGGACCCAACCCGGCGCAAGTTTGGTGAGGAGTTTCGCGGTCGCATCCGAAACAATCAGTGAGTACGCAAGGTCCGCAATAACGGAACTCTCCTCGCCGATCTCTTTCCTGATCGGTGCGAACTTATGCTCGATGAGTGCGTGGGTGATATTCTGCTTTACTTCATTTGTAAGTCTGTTCGACATTTGAGCCCTTTCGTTTTTAGTCCGTCTCTGGATCATCTACTTCGATGGTCCGCACAAGTTTCAATGAGCCCGGCGTTTTGCCCCGGCTCCTAGTCATCGACAAGGTGAACTTCCGTTCCGCGTCCGCCGCCTGATCCTTGAAGGTCGGCAACGGCTCCGATGCGTACACCGCCCACACCGGAACGCCGAGCCGCTTCGCCAACTCCGCAATATCCTCGGCGATGGTTTGCAGGGTGAGCGTATCGAGATCGGCGGTTTGTTTGTCTTTCATGGTGACTCCTAGAACGGCGGAAGTTCGCCGCTTGATTTCTTTTTGGTGGGCCAGCGTTGGCCTCGGTTTACTTTAGGATGCACGCGCCGTAGGTGCATCGGATTACAACATGAGGAGTTGGAACATTTGTGGTCGATCTCATCGCCCTCCCTAAGCGACTGTTTGAATATCGCATAGGTCACCCGATGGACCCACATTGGTTTTCCCCGGACGCTGATTTGCCCATAACCCTGAGAGTCGGTGTACCCAGTCCAAATCCAACACCCGCCCGGGCCAACAACGACCCTCGCCATCAACCGTTTGATGAGTCCAAGGTCGTCGCGTAGCCGGGGGCACGCCTTGCCCAGATTGATCCGGCGAGCCCTAGCCACTCTGCGCACGCTTCCGCGTAAGGCGGAGTTCACGGGCTTGGTGGTCCCCTTTGATCCATCGCTTGATGAGGGATAACGGGAAGGTCTCATCCTGACCGTGATTGTTTTTAGGTCGAACCACCACGGTCCCCTTGCGTGCGTTTACCGAAACCAACTTGCACGGCTGACTCGCCCGGTGACCACGCCCCCGGGTTTGATGGGCTATCACATATTCTCCAATCAATGATTGCGCTTCTCCAGTTCTCATAGCAAGTTCTCCTTGACGGCGTACCGTTTCTGTCCGCCGGGGTTGATCCATCCGGGGTAGGACCATCCCACCACCGAGAGGTGTTTCGTTTTCCAAAGTGTGTAATACGGCTCCACATGGTTCGGCATCGGATCGCTCTTTTGGTACCGGATAAGCCAGTCAAAGAACTCAACTCTTGAAACCTCAATCATTCCCTCGGGAACTTTACTATCCGCCTCAACTTCGCTTCGTGTCCAACTCATCGTGAGCCCTCCGTAATCAAACGCGTTGCCCGCTGGACCATCCCCGGGCCCTTGTATCCCAATACGCTCCTGCGCCCGCCTGAGGTGTGACCGTTCGAGCCCCGCTTGGCCTGAGGCAACGCGTCCCAGTTGTAGGATCGATCGTCGGCACCATCAAGATCGGGATTGTCCGCAAAGCAGTTTCTTTCGCCAAAGAAGTTCGAGCCCAACACCTTCTCGCCAACCTTCGGCGGGTGAGACCGGTAAACCGAGCGGGTCGATTCATCTCCCGAGGTGAGATCGAATACACGAACCTCATTGTCATCCATCGCGGTCCAAACCATCCGGGTCGATTTGATTCGTGAGGTACCAAAGTACACATTGCCCGCCGCGCCCTCCCCGAGCATGATCGGGTTTCCCCTACGCACAAGGGCGAGCCGCCCGGGTCGGTTCCATAGGCCCGCCATCGCAAGGGGTCGGTTGCGGTCGCATCGATTTACCGAGGTAGAAATCCGGCGGATCAATGATTTGCCCCCGCCGGTCTGGGCGATGAGTGCCGCCAGAACTTCCGAGTCACATTCTGAGTTTAGAATCAAATCGTGTTCGTCGGCAAGTTCGAGGTAGTTCGGTATTTGCCCGTTGTGTGCAATCCAACCGCCATCACACGAATGCGGGTGATTGTTTTCCATACGCTCTGCGCTCCCGTGGGTAAGCCAACGGGTGTGGCCGATCACCGCCCACGCGTCCCCGATCATATCGAGGGTGTGTAGTGCCTGCGAAATGCGGCCCTGTTGTTTGTAGTAGTGAATCCGGTTTGATGAATCGATCCACGCAAACCCGAACGCGTGAGGGCCCCTTTTTTCTTGGGCCACCGCTAAGTTCCGTATGGTCGAAGCGGTGAGCGACCGACGACCTTTACATATTGCTCCGAATAGTCCGCACATTTTTAGTCTCCTAAGTGAGTAGTTTATTTACACATCTATCACATTATACAAGATATTGATCGGTATGTCAAGTCGGCTCAATCATCATCGGGCAATCCGACCTCATTCCGCCACCGCAAATCGTCCTCCGCATCCTGAGTAGCCGCATCAGAAAAATATGCGTACCCTTCATCCGCGTCCTCAATCTCATCATCGGTCATGGGTTGATAGGCGGCGTGGTACTTCCGACGCTTTGATTCGTGCGTCGCATAATCCAAATCTTTGATGAACTCCCGACCGTCCGCCATTTCCCTCGGCATGATGTACATTTCAGCAACGAGAATCGACGGTTCACCCTCGGCGGTATCGAGGGCCACCGTGATATTCTCACGGCGGTACCAAGTGGGGTGCCCCTCCAGACTGTCTAAGCGTGCCAGCATAGCTTGATCCGGTACGCGGTACACCTCGCCTATTACGGCTCCTCGGGCATCCTCGGGGTCCTCGGCGGTCGCATGGGAAACGATGGGGAAACCCGAGTCCCGCATAACGAATAGTTTGCTCTCAGTCCGGCCCGAACCGACAAGCATTGCGCCGTGAAGTAGGCGGGCGTTTTGGTGACCGGACATCAAAGTTCCATAAACAAATACAAGTGAGTATGACATTTTTATTCTCCAACTGAGGTGAGTGAAACAGAATCGGGCAACCCGGCGTTCCCGCCGAGCCCCCGGCATGAGGATTTCATTTATGCGGCATCGTACTTCCGAGCCATCGCACGCATTTTGTTTAGCATCCGGCGTTTGGTGGGGAGGTCCCCGGTTTCGTCGGTCAAGATTCCCCGGTCGGCTGTTGATCTTTTATTCATCAGGCCGGACCACCCGAGACGCTTCATCAATCGGTTGAACTCACGCTCACCCGGTCCAGCGTCTTTCCCGTAGGTAGGACCGGCAAGGCCGGAATCCCAATGGGCAACCGACTTCATCGACAACGCCATCTCAACCATGCCGATGCACATTTGGACATACCCGGCGATCTTGGTTTCGTTTAGTGAACCGGAGAAGCACCGGAACTCAACCGTGGGGCGAGTGCCCGCGATGAAGGGGACGAGGTTCAAGGAAACATAGCGATGATTGAGACTTACGCCGCTGTCGTTTATGACCTCGCGGAGATTCGATTTATTCCCGTTGATTCCTTTGTGGGTCTCTTTGATCGACCGGCACCAGCGACTTTGCTCGCGTGATTTGGTTCCGCTCGCGGCGTACAACCCACCCTCAAACGCGGCGACTAGGTGAACCAGACGGCGGAGGGCTTTGAGGTCATTGGTGGGGAACTGAACATGAACATGGATGCCGCATGAGTAGTTTACTTTGGCACCGCAACCGTCCGGGGTTTCCTCACGCATCTTTTGCACGGCGGTCATCACATTCCGCAAGCCATCGGCACCCTTTAGGATCGGTGATACGAACTCACAATCGGTCCGGCCCGATGGGCACGCAATGGTAACATCGGTGGTCATCATCCATGAACCGTTCCCGAACTTAGGTAAGCGGGTGGCGTAGTCGTTCGTGCGGCGGTAACCGGATGGCCGGTGATTGCTCTCACGGGAAACATGGGTCTCGATTTCAATGCCGAAGGTCAGATCGTTTGCTGTAATAGTCATGGCTGCATCCTCATGCGTGCCGAGGACAATCCCTCGGCACTGTAAGTGTATCGGGTGTTTATTGATGTGTCAATCAATAAACAGGACCTATTTACAAAAAAAACCCGCAAGATCGATGCTTGCGGGTCGTGAGGGCTGTATTTAGATTGAGATTTATTCGCCGGGCGCGTGCGGATTGTACTCGCCGGGGTTCCAAGCGGCCCCAAGTTCCTGCTGTTCGTCGTCGGTGACCCGCTGAGGTGAGCCCCGAACTTCGGCAAGGCGGATCACTTCTTCCGCTTGCATCCCAAGATTCGTTTTGATTTCGTCGTCGGTCATGCCGACCGCCCGAAGTTTGTGGGTGATGTCACCCATCGGATCGATTGCGTGTTGCCCACGCGCTCGGTTGTGCCGGACCGTTGCCGCGATTCGCTGCGCCTCGGAAATGTCCGCCATCACCACGGGCACAAGCCCGCCGGTCATCGCAAAGATTTCAGTATCCTCCGACAAGTTCCACCGATGGAATCCGTCGATGATCGTCCGCCAATCATTCATCACGACAATCGGTTGGGTCCAACCGTTTTCGAGGAGCGAAACTTTGAGGAGTTTCGATTCCATCGGTGCCATATGGTTTGGGTTGTAATCGTTTGCGATGAGGTCACCGCGATCAACCCACTTTACAATCGAGATTGGTTGGGCCTCGGTACCCATAAACTTACTCGCCGTTGGCATCGGAGCCCTCACTTTCGTTGGTGGTGATTTCTACTTTTTCAATCTTCCCTCGGTACTGCATAAGTTGGCTCAGTGTCCGCCCTTTGAGCATCCCTTGGAACGCGACCTTTGCAAGAATCTTCCACGACACCCCCGAGAGAATGTGCCGTTCCATTTCTGGAATCCCATCGACGAACCCTTGCTCTTGCATACACCGCCGGTCGTGCCGGTTGATGAGTTGCACGATGTTTGCCGCCACCTGTTTCCGGGTGTCCGGTCCCCAGAGCATGAGGAGCCGTTGGACATAATCTTGCCACGACTCACCCTCGGACGGCTCGCAACTTCCCGCCAGCCCGCCCCGGTAGAGTTTGGTTTTGTTGTACCGGGCAAAGCACGCCGCGCCGGGAACCCGCATTTGGATTTTGTCCCAGAGATCGGGCCAGCCAATCGCGTAAGCCCAAAGCAACTTCGACTCCTCGGCATACGCCGGGGCCACCCGTTGAGCATGAAGCGGCACACCCATCCGGGCGTAAATGTCATAGGTCCGGTTGTAGTCCCACCCGTAGAGGTGCGGGGCAACCCAAACATCCTGAGTCCGCCAATCGTAAATCGGATCGGCAACGCGAATGTGCTTCCACCGGGACATATGTGATTTACTGATGAACGCGTCCTTGCCGCCCCGGTTGGAGATCATCCGCCACCGGGTGACCGATTCCTGACACCTGCGCCCGAGCATATGACACACCGAGCCGCATTCGCTCACGGGGAACAGGTGCCCCATCTGGTCCATTGGGGTGAGTTGGGGGACAGTCGGGTGGGTTTCGGAGGTGAACGCCCCCTCGGGCGGTTGACGGGCCCAGAGCGGCACGATGGCGGGGTCTGGATCAAAGGTCAGATAGTACGGATGGAGCCGGGACGATGCGTTGCGGCTCTTGATCGGGATACATGACCAAGTGAGGTCCACGCGCGGGTCCTCCCGAACCCGCTGAACATATTCAATCGTTTCCGGGTGCATACATTCTTCATCGAAAAAGATTGCCTTCACCGGGCCGTAGTTCCGCTCCTCGGCAACATCAAGAGTCACATTGAGAAGAGCCGTCGAATCCTTGCCGCCGGAAAATCCGACGACGATGGTATCGGACGAATCCATGCAATACCCAATCCGCCGCTTCGCCTCCTCGTAAACCGAGGTTTCAAGGTTTTGTCGCTCGCCCTAGATTGATCGTTTCGCCATTACACCGTCTCCAGTTGATACTTCATCCGCTGCACGCCATCGGGCCCGTACACCACTACATCAATCTTACCCCCGAGTTGGTATCCAGTGAGGGACAACTTTTCGTGGATCAAGATCGGTCTGAGGAACTTCACATTTAGATTCGTGCCGCAACGGAACTTGAACTCCTCGGACTCCACAAGCCATCGGTTGATGAGCGATAGAAGGTAAATGCCCGAGACCGAATCAGAAGGGAGAAACTTCGCCGCCGTTGTATGCTCCGGGTTTGGGTCATACTCATAGTGAAAATCATAAACCTGATCCGCGTCGATTTGGATTTCGGAAGATTTCTTCGCTTGATATAGATCACCCATCACGCGACCCCCACACAAGACCGCCGTGGTCGTGTCGTTGTGAGCCGAGCCGCATGGTGCAAATCTGTTTCAGCCCCGCCGTCTCAAACAACGCGACCCAGTAATCCCGGGACTCAAACCCGCCAACATCCCACCATCCATCGATAGGGAACAGCCCGTTCATCGGCCACGGCTCCCCGTCGATGGTCGGCGAACCCTCAGAGATCGCAACCACGCCGCCGGGGCGCACCGATGCAATGAGATTCTTTACCGCGTCAAGCCGTTTCGTTTCGGGCACCGCATGGAGTACATTGGTGCCGAAGCAAACATCGAAGTCGCCCGAGCCGAACGGGCCCACTGAAATATCCCACGGATTACTTCGTGAGAGGAGGTCGGTTGCGCTGTAATGCTCACCGCCGAAGTTCTCCAGAACCTTGCGGGTGGTGTTGCCCATCCCCGCACCGAACTCCAAGATTCGGTTCGATGGTCGGGTGGCGATGAACCGGGCCATGAACTCGCCATAGATTCCCATCGGTTCTTCGCACATCAACGCTTCCCAAATATCTTTCGGGTACTGGGCGGGGAGGTCGTGGATGTTGTCCATGATCCATTCCGCCGCACGGCGTACCGCGTGATAACCTGAGAATCCATATTTGGGTGCCAACACCGGAACGCGGGTCAACTGAGTAAGGGCATACGCCACACGCGGGGTTTTGTTTCGGATCAAGTTTTGATCGAACCCCGCCGCACGGCTGGATTCATGCTGGAGCGAAGCAAGCATCCGGTCGTAATCAATCTCAGGAACGGCGGGGAGCAAATCCCGCATCCGCGACCGCATCGGCTTACCGGTTACCGTAGTGGGAAGGGGCTCGGTGATGGCCGCGCAGAACTGCGAATCACAAGTAGGGGTATTGCCTGAGGTGTACACACCGAAATCCTCGCCCAGTACATCAGAATGCACGGCGAACGCGGTCGCGTCTGGGAAGTGCTTCTCCAGAGCCCCCGGGAACACACTCACCCCACCACGGTTGATGGTGTCCTGTTTGCGGCCCGTCAATACCAAATAGCCGTCATCGTCCACCCATCCCACATCGCCCGTCTTGTGCCACTCAGGGACACCACACGCGAGGGATTTGAGTGAGATACTTCCATCGGTGTCAAACTTGATTTCAGTATCCCCGAGGGCTTTACCCACCGGCGGGGTTTCATTCTCACAGTAGAGCCGGAACCATTCAGAGTGCTTTTCAGAGAGGTCCGGCATGAGGAATGAGAAGTTGACCAACTCGGTAAGCCCGTACCCCTGCCGGATGATCGATGCTCGGTGACCCCAGAGAAGTGCCGCCCGTTTGCAAAGTTCTTGCGTGAGCGGGGCCGAGGCGCACACGATGGTTTTCAATGACTCGGGAAGTTCCACCCGGTGCCGGATCATTTCTCGGAGATTCATCGGCGAGAGGGACAACGATGTTGCATCCCCGATCATGCACATAAAATCTTGAATCGATTGTGTCCTACCCCGCAACCGAAGTTTGATACCAAACATCGTGGTACCGACGACCGAGAGGAACGCCGCGTTGCAATGGATCGGTGAAAGCATCGTCGCGTGAATGTGCTTGTGATTGGTAAACCCGATTTGCACACCGACCCACGCCGAGTTGATTTCGATACAGTCCCAAGTATGGAAGATCGGCTTTGGTCTACCGGTTGATCCCGAGGAGAACGCCGCCACTCCCCAGTTCGTAGGCGGGGCAAGCCGCATCGCGTCCTCATAGATCGAGATAGCCGAGGGACCCACCAATGAGAGTTGGGTGCGCTGCAAGAATGATTTGGTGATGGTTTCCACCATCCGCTTTGAGTCCGCAAAGATTTCAGTCCGCATTTTATCCCTCGCATTCGGTATTGAAAGCGCACGCCGTGCGTTGCTCTTTCGTGAGCGTAAGGCCGCACTTGCGGCACACATCCTCTTTCCCGTTCCACACAAACGAGTGAGCCCCGGTCGCGTCCGCAGTTGCCGCCGGTTGAGCCATCGCCGGGGTAGTCGCCACCTGAACGGGAAGTTCGGCGACCGCAACCGAAAAGATTTTGTCTACCGTGACACAGAAGTACCTCGGCTCAAACGCCGCGTTGCCCTCTTGGTCGGCTACAAGTGCTTCGCCGCTGAGTTGGTAGACACCCGAGTTGGGGGAGTTCAACCTTGTTTCCAATAGGGCTGTAACTTCCCGCCCCGGCATACAAACATTGATGCTTGCGCCGAGTGAGGAAGTAATCTCAACGAGGTATTTAGTTTCCGGTTTGAGTTCCAAGGCTTGAGTTCTCCAGATCAGCGACCGCGTGACGGCCTTGTGTGTTGTCGAGTTTGGCACCTTCCACAAGCGTGCGGTTCACCATCGGATGATGCTCATCCTCAGGCCCAAAGTCTGAATCGGGGTGATACGGAATCACATCCATACCCTCGGTGCCGAGGGTGGAGAACGCGTGAACGCCGTCCGTTGGAATCACAAAGATCATCCCCGGCGAAAGGGCTTTGGGTGTGTACCCGTTGCCGTCCGCGCTTGGAATCCGGCACTCACCCGAGCCCCGGGTGACAATGCCGCATCGCAATGATGGGTGGGTGTGCTGGGTCTGGTCAATCTCGCCCGGGAAGTGGAGATGGTTGAGGCACGCATCGCCCTTCCGGATCGGTGAAGCAAGAAGTGAGTCGGTGCATCCATCGATATAGCGGAGCCGACCTTTGTTTTCGATAGGACCGCCAACCGTGTTCCACCCTTTCCATCCTCGGCGTTGTACCGCGAACATCCGAGTGTTCGGGTCTTTGAGAGCAATGAAGGCCCCGTCATCGGTGGTGAACCATTGACCCTCAACAACGACCCGCCCATTCACCACGGCACGCCCGCTATGCACATAGCCGAACACGCCACCGCCTACGCCGTCCGCCTCGAAGGTTGGGATGGAGCAAGGTTCCCCGTTGTTGTTGCTCTCCTCGGTCACATTCTCAAACCCGTATAGGTCCGAGGGGAAGCGGGGGTCCGGGTCACTGTAAAGTTTGCCGTGGTACGCGTCGGGCCAAGTAAGAAGATCGGTTGAGTTTTCCATTGCATTCTCCATCATCAAGCACTAGCCGACCCGGTAGCCCCGGGCCCTGCATCATATTCGTTCAGCAACCGCAACGCGGTCTCCCCCAGTTGCGCGAGTCCCCATTGAGATTTGAGGATGTTGAGTTTCGCACGCATCTTGGCGACCTCCTCTTGGGTACCGGTCAAGATCAAAGTCGCGTACCCCTCCGATGGATTCACCACCGGGTTTGTCGTGAGACCAACACCCCCGGGGGAACTCGGTGAGCCCTCCGAGCCCCCATCGGGAATGATGGTGTGTGTAGTTTCTGAGAGTTGCCCGAAGTGAGCCGCCGCGCCCGCGTTCGGTGATGGCGGGGGGAGCAACGCGGATAGTTCGTCCGTGTCCCACCCGAGCCCGAGAGCCCCATCATCCAAATCCCGCAAAGTATCCTCAAGGATGTCCCGGTCGAACATCGAAAGTTCCTGAGTCCGGTTATCCTGCAACGCGTAGGCGCGGGCCTCTTTCGACCCGGCCTCAAACGGCGAGTCCGCAACGGAAAGATGAGTCCACCCGAGTTGGCGGGCGGCAACAAGTGTGCCATTGCCCGCAATCACAGTCACCCCATCCGAAGCCACCACCACGGGCTTGCGAAGTTCGTTCCGCTCCAGTGAGTCCTTGATCGCTTCAATCGATCTCGGGCTATGCGTGCGGGCATTGTTTTCCATCTCTTTGAGGTCGGAGATAGGGACAATGCGAACCGTCAGTTCCCACGGATTTACGCTTTGTTCTGGCATGAGTCGCAGTTTCCTTTACAGGTGAGTCCAGTCAAATCAATCGAGTTGAGAGGGAAGGGGAAGCCACTGATACGCTTCGCCTTTTCCAACTTGATAAGTTCGTTGATGGTCCTCTCGATTACCATGAAATAAAACACGACCGAGAGGAACATCACAGTTGAAAGACACGCCACCAAAAAGGCGGCGACGGAGATTGGGTGCCACTGGAGGATTTGGTACATTATTCCGCCAATCCAGCAAGCACCCAATCGAAACCGTTGATGGTCACGCCGTTGTTGTGAAGAACGGTAAGGATTGGTCCGAGACTTTTACCAGCAACCTCGGTGGACTCGGCGCGGCAAAGGTGGCAGATACGCGAGGCACCACGGTACCCGGCTTGCTCTGCAACCTCGGCCTGAGTGAGCCCGGTTTCTTTGACCGCCGCAGCAAGAGTTTTGCCGTGGACTTTGTAAACCTTCTCCACTACGGAAACGGTAATGCTATCGGTTTTTTTGTTTGTCTTAGCCATTTATTTTTCTCCTGTTCTCCGAACCGAAAACACGATTGATACATCATTCCATCTTATTTGAGGATTGTCAAGCCCGAGACGCTAGGAAAACCAACTACGGGAGATTCCATCCCGTGAGGGATTCCGGTTTGTTCCGTGTATACCCGAACGCTCTTGAACTTGCAACCCGGATCGTAAAGCGGGCGGATCAAGTGGGTAATCCACACCTGACCGCGAAGGTTTACCCACACGCGAGAGGTGAACAACGGGAAGTCCGAGGGGAGCCCCATCTTTTCCGCCAAGAAATCCATATCCTCAGGGTCGTTTCCTTCATACTCATCACTGGTGCGAATACCGACCGTTGCCGAGTATTGCCCCAACGCCAACGCGTGAGGTGCGAACTGGTCCAACGCCACCTCGAAGGTATCAATGGCAATCTGGGTGTCGAGTACGGGACCCATAATGAACGCGGAGTTGTCCCGCATCCGAAACACCAGCGCGGGCCCGGCGCATTGCTGGGTCACCGCGAAGATTTCTTCATACGCAAGCCGAAGGGCCTCGCCCTGTTCCATATGAAGTTGCTCGATGAGCGTATCAACGCGGGCGCGGTCCTCGGTCAGTCGATCCCTCGCCGCCTCGAACCGTTCTGGTTTGTGCTGCTCGAACCACATTAGTCTGTACCCCCGGTAAGTTTGATATAACTCGATTTGTCCACAAGGGCCACGCGGTTCCTGAGGATGCCAGCGTAAACCGGGTCATCAATCGGACCTCCACCAAACACCTTTGCAATGTCGGCACCGCTTGCCCACGCGTACCCCATATCAACAATCCGACGCTCGGACATTTCTTCAAGTGTCATCGCGGTTTGTTCTTTGTCGGCGGGCTCGCACGGGATCACCGCCACGAATGTTTTCATCACCCGGCGGCACTCATCGCAACAGGTAAACGCTTGCGGCACGCCGCCCGCCGATGCAAGGTCTAGGAACTCGTTGAAGCATACAAAGCATTTCATTTAGAGCATACTTTCCAGATCGGTCAAGATCAATTTTGTGAGGGTGTTCATTTCGGTGTCATGGTCACCGCCCGAGTGTAGGTACGCCCGGCAGTATGTGTTTTGCAATCCCAATACTGTCCAGCCCTTCCCGAGAATGTAAACCTGTATATCGCCGCATGAGTGTGTTGATCTATAGAGAGTGCAGAACATATGAGCCGCCATTTGTGCGGCCATTAGCATCCCGTGAGG